TCCGTGTTTCAGCGCCCAGTCCATGAACACTTCAAACTTGTGCCACTTCTTGCAAACTTTGATGCCACGGCCACCGTAATACTTCCAGCTCGGCATCTTCTTATTCCGGCACCGGTTCATCATGCCAACCCACACGGCGTAAAGCCGTGAGTATTTCATCCCGTGCTTTGTGCTCCACCATTGGAGCATACAAGAACAGGACTTAGACTTCATGCTGCCGTTGCCGTGTCGAATGACGAAGCGTTTGCAGTAGTTGCACCACAACTTGATGTGCTTGCGCTGAATCCGCACCGGCTTGCCGTTGCGGAAGCCGTTCGAATACGTGTAGGTTATGCTGATAACCTTCACCGTTGTTATTGAATGAATTTCCTGTTCCCTAGCCCGCCAAAGCTGGCGAGCAGTGCTTGAGCGGCCGTGAGTGCTTGTTTCTTGATGGTTGGATCTGTTCGTAGATCCTCGGCGGTTATTCCATCCAGTTCGGCTTTGGCCATGTTTGCAAACTCAATGAGTTTGGGATCGTGGCACACGTCATTGAACGCTGGCACCAGGTTGATGATGTCGTGCAGATTCGTGAGCAGGCTATCAAATATACGCGGGCGATCCTTGCTCAACGTATCCACGATTTTCTGCACTGGAGTAATCAAATCACTCCACGTTTCTTCACGCACCTGCCGCACCGCGTTCTTCACCTGTTCCTGAGTAGACTTTTCGAAGTACTCATACAGGTCCGGTGTGATGGCGGCGATCTTCTTGAGCTGCTGTGCCTCCGGCAACGGCGTCACCACGTTCTCCCAAGTGATGGACTCCTTGCACTCCTGCAACGATGGGAAGTCCTGCTCATTGAACAAGTCGCCCATGCGATCCGGCGCCGTGTTCCTCCATTTCCCGTACTCTTCATCGAGAAACTTCCCAACCTCCTCCGGAGTCAACGTGATGAACTTCTCCCGCATCTCCATGTATTGCGGGAGCAGCTTCGCCACCAGCAACCGATTGCCCTGGTCCCAATAACGAGTCAACGTGTTGTGCGCTGCCCGCCATGAGTTGAAGAACGATTGCAGTTCTCCAAGGCCGTTGTATTCCTTGCCACCGATGGTCTCCTTCCAATAGTGGAGGGAGGCGCGAACTGTCCCCTTCTTAGCGTGGTTCTCGGTTTCAACCTTGGCCGCTTCGGCTTTAAGCTGACGGGTTTGCCGTGGCAGGCCGAACGACAGCCCGACCAGCATGGCATTTGAATTTAACGATACTTCCATATACTTGCTACTACCTTTCAATTTGCCTGATTGGAGCAGTCAGGACTTGTTGTTAGTTTGAATTGCTCCGATGCACCCACAGCAACTACGCTATGGATGCAGCGGAACGATTGTTTAATGGTTGGGGACGACTACTTTCATAGGCTACGATTTCACTACGCTTTCAATGTCAGCCTAAACCAAGGTGATAACAGGTTCTCTGTGCGATTGCAATAGGAAAGTTACTTGGCCTCCGGTTTTCTTTCCACCCAAACACGGGCGAACTTCTTGCCGTCTTCGGTGATTGGCTTTGTAATCCATACCCGTTGGTACAGGCCGGTAGCACGCGCCTTTTCTGCGATTTCTTTGCAGGCTTCCAATGTGTAGAAATGCACACAATAAGGGATCTTCACAATCGTTTATCCTTTCCTGAAGAGCACCACGTATAGGCCAGCGCGAGCCAAGGCGTTTGGGATCCTCAGGGTGCTAACCGCAGCGACTTTGAATTTGTCCGTTGCCTCATCAAACACTGCGTAAACGTGCCTGTATGGGAAGTGCGCCTGCACGCTGGCAACCTCGGCCAGTTCCGACTCGGTTAGTTCTCTTTGTTTTTGTTTCATGGTTTACCCTCCGCTTTGGCAATGGCATTGCGAGCCGCTACCAATTCAGGGCAATCAGAGACGCCATCGTCATCACCCGGATCGAACTGGGTGAACCTTGCTACCATTGCCTTGCACGCCTCCAACAACTCGGATGCCACCTCCACCTCCACCTCCACGGTGTGCTCGTCAATGGAATAGGTGTCCATCGGGTCGCGCTGGTTCTCATACCACAGCTCCCACGCTTCTTCGATTTCTCCAGCTCGAAGCAACTGCTTAACATCCGGGTCTGGGTCGTGACTATTTAGGATTGATTTCAGGCGTTTGTGCAGTGCTTTTTCTGTTCCGAACACTTCGCACATCGTGCCATTACAGTCACTGTCTTCAGACAGTGTATGGATGACTACTTTTACTTTCATTGTTACTACCTTTCTCTTTTGTTTTGTTTAACGTTTCGGGTTCCGCATGTGCGGCCAGATTAAGTCCGGGTTCTTCCGCTTCCATCTGCGTATCCATTTGCGCCTTCGCTTCGGAGTCCAGATGGCTTTGCATAGAATGATCCAAGGAACGCCCATGTTAATCCTCTCCAGGCAGCAACATCGTTGTCACCGACCTGTCGCCTTCCGTTTTGATCCAGAACCTTACCCCTTTGCTGCTGGTGTAGGCAGACAACAATGTGGTGCGATTGAGCAAGGCCCAATCGTTTGCTGCCTTGTCGTCCTCGCAAACTTCACCCCAATCACCAGTGCAATGCCGCTCCAAGGCGGTCATTGCTTCGTCCACTGGCACTGCTTTGGTTACTCTGGCTGTGAATACGATGATGCCGTGTTGGAACAACGGCCCGGTTGGTTTGATGTCGTTGGTCATACAAGCCCAAGCTCCTTGCACTTGGCTTCCCACGCTGCGTCTGTGGCTTCGCTGATGAAGCCGGATTGGGCGAAGAACTTTAACTGCACGTCTCGCGCACCTCTGCATAGCATTGGTGGCTTGCCGGTGCGCCGGTTAATCCCGTTGTCACTTCCTGTGCTGTGACACACGCGAGATGCGCTGGTCAATGCAGCATTCGTCAGCTCCGGTGCCAGGAAAGCATACTTGCTTCCCGGACGGAACGGGCAGGTGGCGCATTGTTCTTGTTGGACTGGCATGGCAGTCGGCTTCTTGCGAAGCGGCTTGCTCACGATGCGCACGCCGGGGCCATCCGTCCCGTAAACTGCCGCGATGAACTTACCAGCATACCAAACCTCCACCATGAGTTGGCCTCTCAAGATTCCATGCCCTTTGACTCGTAGTTCAGCTCTCATGCAACCTCCTTCACCAACTCACCGCGTCGCTCCTGCAACTCAATGTTTAAAATGGACAGGTCTGAATCGTTCAGATAAGCCCATTGATTGATGTAATCCGGGAACATGTCCAGGTTCTCCGGGTCTGCCAGTCCATGGCGGAACTTGTAGCTATACGCTTCCCCGGCTGCACCAAGGAACGACAGCAAGAACTCCATGCCTTCTTGCAGATTGCCACCACCCACACCGGATCGAAGGTCGTTGCCTTCGTGCTCTCGGCCGTCCGACAGATCGATGTAGTAGTGATACCGCATCCTGCCATCGTCAGTGCGCCCGGCATATTTAATGGAGATGAAGTCCGGTTTACCACCAGGCCCCTGCACCTTCACCCCGACCATGAGCCGTGGCGTGATCATGAACGGTGCCTTTAACTCGTATTTCATGCTGCTGCTCCTTCCCTCAGTATCGTTACGTTGAACTTCCCAAGGCCGGTGATTGGCGCATTGCTGTCGCCGCTATCACGCCAGCCAAGGAACCAGACACGCACGCCACGTTCTGTGACTGTCAGCTTTTCAGCCGCAAGCTTGCAGGCGATTTGTTTTGCGTCGTCGTGCCTTGTTGAGATTACACGGCCACGACCAAGCCACTGTTCGCCATCACAGGACAGCACCTCCAGTTCAAACACGTAACATAGTTTATCCCGTGGCATAGTTACTCCTTTTCTGCTGGTATGCTGAACAGACCGGTCTGTTCGGCTGCTTTGTGGTCAATGAACATCCAACGATGCTCCAAGGCGAATGCCAAGGCCCCGCCGTGGTCGTTGAACATTTTCCGTATCGCTTCCTCCTTGATGACCCACCATCCGCCAGTTCGATACGGGTTAGGGATGCGCTCCTTATTCCAACCCGGTTCGCTTTTCTCCGGGTCAATGGAGATAAGGATGATGCCGTCCTGCATGTGCTTCTTGCACTCAACGCACGGGTCCATGTCCACGACGCAGCCGTGTGCTTCGGCAACGTGCTTGTTGAACTTGTCAGGCCGCGTGTTAAGCAGGAGTTTATCGTCCTTTAAGCAGAAGTAGCACTTCGTCAATGCTACGAAACCATCACTATTCATAACTACCTTTCTCGTTTGTTTGTTGACTACACCTACCGCCAACGTGACGGCAGGAAATTAAATCTTAACCTTTGATCGTATTGCTTCCACCATCTTGGCGTGCATTGCCTCGGCTTGCTCTCTGCTGCCGCCGCACCGATCCCACCTTCTGTCGTTTGGCCCGTAAAACACCCTAGTCTCCCACAGGATAGGTCGTTTCATACTGAACCCATGGTCTACCGCCAAGAACACCGTTGAGACCATGTCGGTCCCAACGTGTTCCTGGCAGATGATGCACTGCTTGCCGTGCGTTGCCTTCCATTCAAGCCACCGGTCAGTGTCCGGTTCTGCTACCGGTTCACCGGCAGCGTTGAGGATGTATAGGAAGTTGAAGGGCATTACGATTGCGCTCGGTTCAATGCCTTGATGAGCGTATCGGCATACCTAACCGAATCGTCAACAAGATCCTGGATATTGCGAATCTCGTCCTTCGCCAACAACCCCTGCAACGCTGCCGTTGCAATGTAGGTGCGGACGTTTATGCCAATGCTGCCTGGGCTTTCCTCCGTGTCCGGAGCAGCGAACGCCGCTTGTTTCGGATCAATCATGCTCCCTCCTTTCTATGCTTCGGACCATTGGAACGTTCGTCATCGTCCGTATCCGTTAAGTCCAACATTGTCATGTCGTCCAGCTTTCCGAACACCAGGTAATAAACGCAGTCCGTGCAGATGTCGGCCTCCATTGTTTCAATTTGCTTCGGAAAGGCATGGCGCCAGATGGGAGGAGTAACTACAAACCTGTATCGTTCCCTGTTCCCACCTAACGGACGCTTGCAGCATTCGCAAGCCATCCATGAGAAGAACGAGGAACCATCCGCATCCACTGGACTGTGTAAACCAGCCTTCACGTAATTGTCCTTCAGAAACGCTGCCACCCTACGTTCGTACTCCTCGTAGTCGGCTTTTGTTTCGATGTGTTTAAGGTTCATACGTTTTCCTTGTTGACTGTTCTTCTGAACCCTCGTTCTACCGCAGCCACAAAGCACGGCGGGCAGGTGAACACTGGACGGCCGTGTTCGCACACGCCGCATCCGATGTGCCCAATGTCGCCAACCTCCTTGCAATTGGCTCGGTCTAAGTCGTCGTCCTCTGGCGGACGACCGACTGCTTTCGTGAATTCCTCCTCAGTCACACGCCACCCACCTTTCTTTTTCCTCGCTCCAATCGATCATCACGTCCAAGTCGTGTTGGAACATTTCGTAGAAGTATTCCTTTACATCGTTCCTGTTCGGGCCAGTGATTTTAAGGCTGAACCCATGCACCAACGACGGCGTGACAATCAGTTCATGGTGTGTCCAGCCGTTGTACATCCCCGACTCATCCATGTGATGATACCCGAACGTGAACACCAGTCTTTCACTACGGCTTCTTTCCAAGTCTATCTTGGTGCCGTTGTCGATGCCGCTGCCGCTGGGCATGAAGTTTTTTACCAGTTCCTTCAATGACTCAGTGTGGCGCTCGAACCATTCCGTGTTGTTCGTTGTGCGGCACGTTTCTCTGGCATTGACCGTTGACGCCAGCCATTGAACCAGCGTCGTCTTCATCGCACCCTCCCGCTCATCGCGTGAATGTGACGGTCACCGGCTGTCCCTTCGTATTTCCAACGTCGAAACCCGGCGCCCACAGTGCCGATGATGCCATTGGCCGCAGCCTTGAGGTAACCATCCAAGTCACCCTTGTCCTCCATGCCATACAGTTCCTTTGTAGCGTTGTCCTCCCACACCTCGATGCACCCGTTTTGAAGGAGCGCAAATATCATGCAGGTGTGAATGAACTCCTGCGTCAGCATGATGCTACCAATGGAACCACTGTTCCAGTTGCTTTGAAGCGACAGCTCGTTGACATCGAGAACCTTCTCGATCAACTTCTTGCCAGCCTCAGTTACGTCAGTTAAGTAACGCATCCCAAGGCCGCACGCTTCACCGGTAAGGATGTTCAACCCATACGGTCGAAGGTCGTCAAACCTTCTTAATGTTTTCATTTCGTCTACCTTTCGTTTGTTGTTCAAGCGATCTGCGCTTCATCAGTGACGGCGACCGGGAGCACTACGCTCACGCTTCGTTTGTACCGTCAGACAAGCCCATCCGTGGGCATGTTTCGCGCTTACCAATTCCAGTCTCCGCCGCTTGTTGTGTGCTGCCACGGCGAGCAGTAACTCGGCGTGTACAACGGCGTGGGGGTGGTGTACCTGTAGGTGTAGGGCAGTGTTGTTGGCGCTGAATACATGTTGCCACTCGAATAAGAGTGGTAACCAGGACTCACGTATCCAGGCTGCTGGCTCGGATAACCGCGATACGACAAGTTATTGTATGGCGAGCTGTCCGCGTGCGTCCTGTAATACGGCGCAACATACGTTCCATCGCGCCGGGTGTAACCACGCACGCTTTCAAGCTGTGCCTGCGCCACCTGCGCCACCAACACAAGGCCGAATACCAACACTGCAACTGCTTTGTTCCTTTTCACTGCTTTCCTTTTGTTTGAGTTTTTGTTAAGCCGTCGTCACGTTGACAACGGATCCCGTACGTGGCATTGCCACGGCCGGGATTCACTGTCGGATTAACGAATCTGGTTCCGCATCGACTACAGCCTTTCTTTTCGAGCAGGTACGATCCTTGTACCCGCTCGCGCCCACTTCTGTCAATCACCAATTCAGGAGACGTTCTTTAATTTCCACGCCTTATTCAGGCTGATGAGCGAAATCAGGCTTTCTGACACTTCATATTCATACGCCAGCGACCGTCTTGTTCGGCCAGTGGCCAACAGTGCCCTGATTGCAACCACGTCGGAGGAAGTCAGTTTTCTTTTGATGCGCTTGGTGATGCACTGCTCCTTCATTGTTGAGAACTTGCAGTTCTCAGGCGAATACGGGCCGTCATTCATCCATTCGGCACACATGCCGATCCCCTTGTCCTTAATTCTCGTCCATTTCCTGTAAAGCGGGTGCGCGTGTCCCCTGCGTGAGTATCCGTGTTTCATGGTAACGTCCCTGATACCAGAATCCTCGCTGCCATGCAATGAAAACGGCCGGAGAGATTGCTCTCCCCGGCCGATATGACTACCCAACGACGCCCTTTACTTACGGAACTTGCGGATCTCCATCAGTCTCTTGATTCCTTGCACTGCAAAGACCAAGAAGACCGACATGAGCAAGTATTGCGGACGCCCAGTTACCACGTCCATCACCGCACCGAAAAACCCGGTGAGGATGATAGCCACCAAGTAAACGCCTGCTCGCTTCATGGTTTGATGTAAGCGTTAACCGTGACGCTGACTTGCTTGCCTTGCACCTGCAAGTTGGTCTTGCCCGATTCAGAAGCCACCAACAACGTTTTACCGCTGCTGCTCTGCACGGGTGGCGTGTTTAGTTCCACGGTGATGACGAGCTTGTTACCCTTAATTTCTGCTTGCATGACTACTACCTTTCGTTTGTTGTTAACCGCTGCCGTGATTGGTAACGGTCCTGTTCGATAACAGGCTCGTAGGCACTGCACCTGCAATGCCCACGGACCTTGTATCGTTGGTTCAACGTGCCTGCACCAAGCTGCCGTTGTTACGTTCATCCCGCTCGGGCAGGTTGAGCTTATAGAAGCCCGGCTCCCTTTCCAGCAGCATGATCGTGTCAATTGCTGCCGCCACGTAGGAACCGCGCCAGATGCACTCCGGGATGCGTGCCTGCTTGCACGTCTCTGCAAAGGCGTGCGGGTTTATGACTTCAAACATCTTTTCCGTGTTTGCCGACATCTCCGTTGCCATCCCCGCCGCAAACGCCATCTCAATCTTTTCAGTCAGGCATGCCTGCTGATTGTTGAGTATGGATTTCGTTAAACTGCTTGCTAATACCATCATATTACTAACTACCTTTCTTGGTTTCGTGCTCCTGGCGTTGTCGCCTGGTTGCACATGTGCTACCTCCAAATTGTCACCCTAAAGTTAGGGTGACAAAAGCCGTTTAAACGTTCCCGCCGCCTTCAACCTGGTCCCAACCACGAGGCGTATTCTCCAACCACTGCGTAATTCCCTTGGACTGCTGACGCTGCACCTCCGCAGTGACCAACGCATCAATGCTCCACCCGTCAAGCATCATTTCCCCGTCCTGGTTCAAACCAATGTTCCACGACGTTCTCCCGCCCGGCGTGTTAATCGTCAAGCTGTCACGGGGATGAACTTCGAGCTGAACACCACTTGCCAGCGTGATAATCGTAATGTTCTCCTTTACTTCAATCTGCATAGACTACCTTTCTTTCGTTGTTTCTACTGCCATTACGTTAATGACATGCTTGAAGGCATTAGTCCCTACTAATGCCCTCAGACTTGTCATCAAAGCTGTTTCCATGTTCTGCCCAGCCGTACGTTTCGAACTGTGTTGTGCGCTACTCCAAACACGGCCGCAACTTCCCTGTCGAACCACACCCTGTCCCCGTAGGGCACCGCAAGCTCATTGAACAATTTGCGAATCCACACCACGTCTGCGGCCGTCAACACGTTGTCCGACCGATTACGAGCCTGCTGCAATCGAGTGCTGAATCGACAGTTGCCAGGTGAATACGGCCCGTCGTTGTTCTTCCGATCAATCGTTAACCCCGGTGCCCATCCATGTGATAATCCCCATTTAATAAAAGCCACAGGATCGTTAATCCACTGCTTGCAAACTATCACCCCGCGACCACCATACCGGTTGTAATCGTGATGCTTTTTGTTGTAACACCTTTCCAGCATCGCCATCCGCACTAGATAAAGCGGATGCTTCACCTTCCCAGCATAACCGTGCGCCTGCTTCATGCCACCATTGTATCCATTTTGATGCAAAAAAGGCGAGACAGAACCTTCGCTCAATCTCGCCTGATTTTGAACCAAACCTACTTGCCAGGACTAGGCCGCATTCTGCTTCAAAGCCGCTGCCTTCTCCGCCCGCTTCGCCGCTGCCTTCGCCAACTTCTTGGCAATCGCTTCACGATCCGCAATTTCATTCTCGATCTGTTTCACCAACTTGGCCGCAGCTTGCGCTTGCGCCAATGCGATAACCGCCGGAACCGTCTTCGGCACCAATCCCGCAATGCGGGTGGAAAGACTCGCCACGTCCTTCTTTTGGTTATGTGTCGCGGACGAACGCGCAACGTGTCCGCCACTGCTAGCCTTCTGTGTCTGACTCAACGCCATTGTGCTGATCGCCAAGTATTCCAGAAATGCCGGCTTGTTCGCCTCAACGTCTTTGTTAAGAGCGAATCCGCCCGTATGACTGACACTCGTGAATGACAGCGTACGGGTTTCACCCCGTGAATTCTCAACGGTGATTGTCCCGTTGGCCCTTGCTTCATTCGCCTTGATCAACTCAGCCTTGAGCTGTTCCACTGTCAACTTGCTTACTTTCATACTTACCTTAACTACCTTTCGCCCCTATTGGGGCATTTGTTTTTGTTACCTGAACCAATTGGACATTGCCCCTTGGTTTGAACCTACGACATTGTAGGCTCAACACAAAGGGCAGGTGAGTTGTTTCTCTCTCACCTGCCCGTTTCAACTACCTTTGATTGTCTTCCCCTGTCTTCTACTCTTCCCGCTTGTTAAGTGTTATTCCCAGCGTCTAACGGACGCTGCTACGTTGTCGTGTTAGTTTCCGATACTGTGTTATTGATAGCATCGGCACAACTTGCTTTTGACCGTCTCAACCTTTCGCAATGGGTATTGTAAGCCAGATCCTAATCTTCACTCCTTGCCTACCTTGCTACTTGGTTCAACGGATTGCAGGATTGCTTTCCCTGCCCGGTAGTTCCTCACTACCGCATAAAGTATTGCTTGCCAGTCTCGCTCCGTTCTTCACGGATTACGGACTGGCTTTAGTCCGCCCTCATCGGGCATTGTAGGCTTTATCTACGTGCCTACCTACCTACGGAGTATCTTGCGTTTCTCCATGGCGTAGACGCTGTTTATCGCGCGTCTCACTCGAAAGCTTGCTTGGGCTTGTCCCGTCGACTTCCCGCTTTAGCTCGCCCCGTTCTAAGGTGTTACTCACCTATTCGGTAAACGTGTCTCAGTTCGCACCTCAGTTTGAACTGCCCGTCTACTCACGTCTGACATACTGGGCTTACAACGTCACGGCTTAGACCGTGCTACGATTGTAGGTTCGTGAACCTTGCGAGTTACGCTCGCAATCTGCGTCTATGGAAACCGCGCTGTTCACGATAGCAGAGATTTGAAACCGAAATGGTGTCGCCAGCAGTCTAGGGGCTAACCCTTTGAAGCGGACCGTGTGGCTTGTCTCGTTTACCGTTACTTGCTTTCTCCCTTTCCATACGGTCAAATCCGTTGAACGCGTCAAGGTCTATCAGCTAAGCTGTGTTTCCGTTTGATCCGCAAGTCGTTTGAAGGAATTGGAGAAATCCCGAAACGGGCGACTTGCTTGATCATACGGCGATTGAGGTTGTGAAACGCGTAACTCCTTGCAAATGAGGAGAAACGCCAGGATTTCGAGTATCCGGGGTGATCCGGGGGCGAGGGGGCCAGGCCGGGGCGGCGCACAATGGCCCTTCTCTCAACTTTCTGACAATTTCAATTTCATTAAGGTTCATTGAATTGGGAGGAAAAACGAGCGAGTTGAAAAAAAGACTTGCAGGGGATGGTGGAGGGAGTAGAACAGCGGGCAGCTTTCTTTGGAAACGAGATTTAAAGTTTGGGACTCCACCGATTGCTTCGAAACGGCCGAGCGGCCAGTATCTTCCGAAGAAAGCTCAGTCTGGTGGGGTCCCGATTTTTTTACAGGAAGGAAAGTCACGGATGAAGCGATTTACTGAAGGTGGGAAGTGGGGAGATCCATGGTTCCGGCAGCTTGGAATGCGATTGCAGTGGTTGTGGTTGTATATCTGCGATCAATGTGATGGGGCAGGAGTAATCGAGTTAGATTGGGACAGGGTAAATTTCGAGTCAGGAGTAGGGGCGGGAGGTTTTAAGGAAACGGACATGGGATTATTGGGGGACAGGGTGAGGAGGCTGGCGGAGGCGAAGTGGTTTATTCCGAAGTTCATCAAGTTTCAATACGGAGAGCTATCAGGACGATGCCAATACCATGTTCGAGTGATGGCATTGTTGAAGAAACATGGGCTTTTGATAGGAAGCGATGGGGTGGTAGCCCCCCTCCCAGTCCCCCTGGTAGCCCCCCTCCCACCCCCACTCCCAGTGGCATGGGAGGCCCCCTCCCATGAGGATAAGGATCAGGATCAGGATCTTACTCAGAATTCTTACAAGGACCTTGTAAGAGATCCTTGTACCGCGCGCGCGATTACTAAGGCAAGCACAAACGGTGATTCAGAGAAGATTGTTCGTTATGAGGTGGCGCGCAGGTTATTGGGACACTTGGCGCAGGCGACTGGGAAGCCGTTTCGGGAGGTGGAGTCCAATCTTTCGATAATTGCTGCGAGGCTGGCGGAGGCTGGTGTGGAGGAGGCGGGATGTAGGGTCATGATCAATCGGCAGGTCAGCCGTTGGAAAGGGACGCCGCAGGAGGAATACCTTCGGCCGATCACGTTGTTCGCAAAAACCAAGTTTGATTCGTATTACTCGGCGCGTGATTTGCCGGTGATGCGGGAGGAGGTTGGAAAGGTCGTGGGTGAGCAGACGACGCTGGAGGGGTTTGATGAGAATGGGGAGATTTCGAGGCGAAGGAGAGTTTTAAATCCGCCGCCGCAGGTGAGGAAGCCGAGTCTATGAATTTCACGAGAGACAGAAAGCTCAATAGCAACACACTTGGCGTTCGTTCAGTCATGAGACGAGATGGCAACAACCAGACAGTTCGTTCAAACATTCGACGGGATAGCGACAAACACCTTGTTCGAGTAATCAACGTAGGCAGTAGCGACAACCAATACATTGAAGCGCGCCCGGCCAAGACAAGCACGGGAATTGCAACAACCGATGCGATGCGGCCGGGCGCGCAGAAAGGTAACTTATGAAATACGATGCTAAAGATTTGTCCAGGTTATTGGCTCAACGAGCTGAAGCGGTGGCCCACTGGTTGTTACCCGGTGGGAAACGAGTTGGAAACGAGTATGAAGCGAGCAACGTCAACGGGGGTAGCGGCTCGTCGTTAAAAGTTCATTTGATTGGTGATAAAGCCGGGGTGTGGTGTGATTTCGCGGCGGGTGGTAGTAGCTCCTCCGGCGACTTGTTGGATTTGATTGTAGCATCGAAGGGCGTGAAGTTGGTTAAAGCTCTTGCTATGGCGCGGGAGTTTCTACACATCAAGGAACCGCAGTCTACGTTTGGAGAACGGAAGTGGTCAAAGATCGCTGAGCCTGCTTCTGCGGTCCTTGTTCGTTTCGTATCCCCGGTCTGCGAATATCTGACGGGTCAACGGGCGTTGTCGTTTGAAACGCTGCGTGCGTTTCGAATGAAAGAGTTGATGACCGGTGAAGGACCGGGTGCGCGGGCGGAAATCGCCTTCCCGTATTATTCCCCGAACGATGAGTTGCTGGCGATGAAATATCTGAACGTGAAGCGTGGACCGGACGGGAAGAAACTTATACGCAAAGAAGGCACTGGCACGCCACCCTCCCTGTTCGGTTGGCAGGCTTTTCCGGCGAAGTGTCGTGAGGTAGTCATCACGGAGGGAGAGATCGATGCGTTAACGTGGGCGGAGGTTGGGTTCCCTGCGTTGTCGGTTCCGCAGGGTGCATCGGATCGTTCATGGATTGATTTCGAATGGGAGAACTTGCAGGCGTTCGATAAAATCTTTTTGTCTTTCGATTCCGACAAGGCGGGCATGGAAGCAGCGGAGGGTGTAGCCAAGCGGCTGGGGCGGCATCGTTGCTTTCGCGTGGTGCTGGAAGGCTTCAAGGATGCGAACGAAGCCTTGCAACACGGATGCGAGCGGGAGTTTTTTGGAAAGGCACTGTTGAATGCGCAGCCTTTTGTTCCTGCTGGCATTAAACGACCCATTGAATTCTCCGATGAAATTCATGAAGTCGCTAATCCTACCGGCAACGAGCCTGAAGGCTTCATTCCGGACCTGTTGCATAACAAGGTTAAGTTCGCACCGGCCGCTATGACGATTTGGACGGGGTTCTCTGGGCACGGAAAATCAATTTTTCTTTCTGAGCTGATGTTGCACGCCATGCTAGCGGATCAAACGGTGGCTATAGCTTCGATGGAGATGCCCGGAAAGATAACTCTTTGGCGCATGATACGTCAGGCTTTGGTTAAAACGAGCGTTACCAACGAAGAAATCGATCAGGTTTTGGAATGGATGACTGGCAAGCTGTGGATTTTCGATTTGAAGGGCATCGTTAAGACCGCAGAAGTTCTTGAGTTGATGGAATACGCCTCGGCCAGGTATGGCATCGATCATTTCGTGGTCGATTCGCTCATGAAAATTGATTTGGCGGGTGATGACTTGGACGGGCAACGTGCTTTTTCGAATGAATTGTCGGCTCACGCTCAGCTTTATGACGCGCATGTGCACCTGGTGGTTCACAGTCGTAAAAAAACTGATGAGTTTACCTCGGCTACGAAGCAGGATGTCAAAGGGAGCGGCGATTTAACGAACCAAGCCGACAACGTCATGGTGATTTGGAGGAACAAGAAGAAAAATAACGATGATCCTCACGATCATTCGGCGGATGCGCTGGTCAAATGCGACAAGCAGCGGGATACGGGCGTGGAAGGCACGTTTGGCTTCTGGTTTTTTGCTGATGTCATGCGCTACTGCAAGGTTGGACCGGTTGCGGATCCAAAAATTGACCCACTTCTTGACTTTACGCCACCTCCTCCACCTGAACCAGGGCCTTTGGAGCCGCCCGCGCCTGAACCGCCACCTCCCTTCGATCTATGAAGCCCACAACCGCCCAATACAACCTGCTGCACGACGTGGTTCTTGAAATCCTGCGCAACAACTCAGAGCTGGCGGCTGGGGTATCGCTGCAAACGACGATTGCGGAGTTGAAGTTCGACTCGTTGGAGCGGATTGATTTCTCGTTGGAGCTTGAGGACTCCTTGAACTGTGAAATTGACGACATTTGGCTGGAGAAGGAGTGCACCGGGGCGATGACGGTTCAGGAACTCATTGATTTCATTGCGGATGGCAGGATAAAATTCCATTAAAAAGGAACAAAAAAGGAAGGAACTATGGCAGAAAAAACCTACGACATGAGCGGGATCCTCTTCAGAAACGAGGAGAAGGAACCGGGCGATAAACGGCCTGATTATACGGGCAAAATGACGGTCAAAGGCGTGGAATATCGCATGGCCGGATGGATCAAGGAAAGTCAGAACGGGAAGAAGTTCATGACCCTGAACCTGCAATTGCCCAAGGAACGCAGCGCACCGGCCGTAAACAAACCTGCGCCTCCGCCGATGGATGACAGTGACGATGTACCTTTTTGATAAGTAGTTAAACGTCAACAACTTACATGCCACGATGGACGGACGAGCAGTATCGCAAGTTCCTGGCCAAGAACCCGGCCTTGAACCCGGAGAGCACGCCGATGAGCCGTTACGTGCTGGACAACCCGGCGCCCGGCCGGGAACTGCAAAAGCTGCTCGTTCGCCAATCGAAGGACGTGGACGGGTTGAACAAGCTGGAGCGGGCGTTTTACCTGCATTTGTTGCAGCAGGGGTATCCGAAGATTTACGTGCAATCGGTTACGTTGAAGCTTGCGGACAAGTGCCGGTACACTTGCGATTTCATCTGCATAGACGAGCTGGGGAACTGGTTGGGATACGAGGTGAAGGGGGCGCATATGTGGGAAGATTCATGGGTCAAGGTCAAGGTGGTGGCCCGGATGTACCCCATGATCAAGTTTCGGATGGTCAGACGTGGGGCAGATGGAGGCTGGGATTACAAGGACGTGCCGCCATGAAGAACAGTGCCAGAACCATGCAATGCGTCACGAGGCAGGTACCCGTAAATGCGTTTGCCGCCCGATTGGTAAAAAGGGGCGCACCACAAATCAGGATCGCTCCTCCAACCCTCTAATGCGTTTTTAGCGTTTTTAGCGTTTTTATGAGAACAACGAACCAGGTCGATAAAACGAAAGTCCCACTGGAATTCTTGAATGGCAAATATCGGCTCAGGCTATTGAAGATTTCTGCCTGCCGAAAGGCGGTCATCTACGAAAGCATTGAAGGGCCGGTGAAGTATTACGAGGTGCACAAGATTCGCATTGCAAAAGCCAGAACCTTTCCAGACGGCAGCCAACTACCTGAGCGCGAGATATTAGCGGGCCATACTGAATATGGTAAATACGCCAAAGCGCCGGTTCTTCTTGCGCGGGCTGAAGAACTGTTCGACAAGGCAGTTCGTGGAGAATCTTGGGCTGAGCCATGAGCGCCAAATACCCCGATGACATGACGCCTGCCCAGCGGGATGCGATCCGCAAAGCCTTTTCCCTGCTTGGCGAACACTTCGAGCATGTGCTCATTGCTTTGGACTGGGAGACAGAGGATGAGAAGGGGGACCGGTGCAACGCGCACACCTGCTATTGGCACGGCGGAGCGATGGCCTGTTTGGGCTTGGCCGAATTCGGCAAGGACAGGATCCTGCATTGCGGCGTTTTGCCGTTCCCCCAAGAACCCGAACCACCGGCTTTATGAAAACTGGAATCGAACTCATCGCAGCAGAACGAGAACGCCAAAAGGCCCCGAAGGACCATGGAGGCGAAGGATGGACGGAGGAGCACGACAACGAACACTTCGACGGGCAGCTTCGCATTGCCGCTGCGTGTTACGCGCTTGGACCGGACGGAACGCATGTTCTCCACACGCTCAATTCGGCACGCGGCATAGACGAGAATTGTTACCCGATGGAGTATTCGGAATGCAAGCCAGAGCAGGTAACCTGGCCATGGGGGTCTGAGTGGTGGAAACCGTCTCCAGACCCGATTTACAACTTGATCAAAGCCGGAGCTTTAATCGCGGCGGAGATTGACAGGCTGCAACGTTTACGTCAGCCTCCATCGTAACCCATAACCCAGTCACATCACAAGATCGCAACAAATTGGCCGAACGTAGTTACGATGGGAAATTGCAACAGGAGCACAAAGCGTAGCCATGGTGAGGAATCGCAACAATAATGCCGTGTTCATAAAACGTAGTCATGAAGGAGCATCGCAACAAGAACGTTACACGCGCAGCCAATATGCTGGATAGCGACAAGATCCCTGAGCGAACGAAGCCAACGTAGCAAATAGCGACAGAAAGCTCATGCGTTAATCACGCGCTTGAATCGCAACAGACCAGACGAGTGCAGCCAAGAATAATGATGGCGACAATGCCGAAGAGCGTAGTTAAGGGTGTCGATAGCAACGTTCACCGAGCACGAAGTCATGAATCCTGATGGCAACATATAATGAGCACGCAGCCGCAGACTGTGATGGCAACATTTGCCGCGAATGAAGTCACTAAGCCCGATGGCAACAGAGAGAAGGCACGCAATCACAGAAGAGGTTTGCAACCGGAACGTCGTATGAAGTCGTAGCAGCAGATGGCAACAAAAATCCCGAACGCAGTCAAACAACCAGTTCGCAACAAACAGTGTGCACGAAGGCATCATGCTGAATAGCAACAAGGCGAAAGCTCGTAACCACAGCACCAAGTAGCAACACGGTAATGAAGTAGTTATAACGGCAAATCGCAACAAGCTCGTAGCACGCAGCCGCAAGTGGAAATGGCAACAAAGCCCAAGAATGAATAGTTAAAAGACAGAGACAGTGATAGCAACAATATGGTTGTTCGATAGCCAGGAGCAGCATTCGCAACAAAATGGCAGAGCGTAGTCATCATGAACAAAGAACTCATTAACATTGCCAAGGCGGGCATCGCCTTCGGGGAAGCTTACGAAAAAGTTTCCGCGTTTCGTAAACAAAGGAACGACTTGCGCGCTGATCATCCGTGCACCAACGATCCGAACTGCTGGCAGGTCTTCGAAGATCCGGCTCAATACTGTGAAGGGTGCCGGGTTGTACACCCCGTCTGGTGTGAGCTGAAAAAGGCCGGGGAGGTGATGAGGGCAAGGAGGGCTACCTTGCTACGTCGAGTTAACAAATTCGGCGCGCTCTACGGAGCCAACCTTAAAGCTTCCCCGGCCGCTTCGTTCCAAAAGGATGACCAAATGGAATTCGCCTACTCCCAGCCAAGTGTCAGCACTAATTCCATTGCCTGACAAAATTTGCCAGCATTGCGGCAAATCTTTTTCTCGCGGCCGATTATCTTCGGGACGAATCGAACCGATAGAACACTTCAGGCATCGACTTTACTGCTCGCACGCTTGCAGTTCGTCACACAGGCGGATTTTCATTGATGGTGTTCAGCGAGCCAACCAAGTTGGGAAGCACTGGACGTATATTGTTCGATGTGTTGATTGTGGGAAGGAAAAACTGGTTACATATTCTAGTCCAAAGAAAGTCAGCGTTAGATGCTTCAATTGCGCGCAAAAGAAAGCGTGGGAGTTGAGACCCAAAAAGATTCCAGAAGTAAAACCACCAAAGCCAGTGCTCCTGCCTGACTACAAAAAGTTAAAGCGGATCTGGCGAGGGATGTTAAGAAGGTGTTCCTCAAAGGCAAATGAGGGCGAACGAAAGTATTATTATCTGCGTGGAATAAAGGTCTGCGAGCAGTGGGCGTGCAGCTTCGATGTGTTTTACGCTTGGGCGAAAAATCACGGCTGGAAGCCCGACTTAACAATCGAGAGGATTGACAACGATGGGGACTATGAACCCGGCAACTGTCGTTTTGCAACTCGTGCCGAACAGAACTACAATCAAAGCAAAACCGCGCTTAGTGTGGAAATCGTTAGACAGATGCACCAACTAAGAAAAGACGGTTGGACTGTTGACGCTATTGCCAAAAGGTTCAACAACAATGGCGGAAACGTTAGTCGAATACTCAGGGGGTTGGCTTGGAAAATCAATCCCAACCCAGCTCCGATTCAGGGAAATCTGTTTTCGCCCAGCAACTGCCCTTGAACCAAGTCAGGATCGGCACGTAACATTTGCAGCCAAGCTTGCTTTCGATTGTGCCACAACTTTGGAGTTCAGGGCAATAAATCGGGCATTGTTCACAGACCGCCAGGCGTTGCCGTCTGATGCTTGGAGTTACGAAACCGGCTCGCGCCCGCTTCATCATGTGCAGAAAAAGCCTGAACTTTTGCCTCCAAGTCGGACAGGTTATTGAAATTAACCGCCACCAAGCTTTAACATTGACACTGTTCATCCCCTAAGTTTAGGGTGACAGTGCATGAAGATTCAAGCTCGTTCGGTGGTCCTATCGGTGCTCCTTTTGTTTTGCGTTGGGTTCCTGGGCCTGGCGCCACAAGGTTGTAAATCCTTTCAACAAACGAGCTACAAGACTTCCGGAGCCGCCGTGTTGTCCGTGGAGGCGGCGATGACCTTGTGGAAGACCTACGTTGACTCCGGCAAGGCAACCCCTGAACAACAGGACAAGGTCCGGGGTGCCTACGGTAAGTATCAAAAGTCGATGAACCTGCTTATCGACCTGGCCGAGGCTGGCGTCAAAACGAACGACACATCCAGCCTTCAAAACACCATTACGCTGGTTATGAACGCGCAGGCCGATCTGGTCTCCGTGATTAAAGCCTTCGTCCAATCAAAACCATGAATGCAATTTTGGCGTTACAGATCATCGAGGCTGCGTTGAAGCTGGCGCCGGAGCTGGTGGCCGAGTTTAAGGTTTTATTTGCCAGCGGCGAGCCAACGCAGGCCGATTGGGAAGCGTTGCGTGCGCGGGTCAATAAAAGTTACGATGATTGGATGGCGGACAATCCTCCTTCAGCGTTTGGCGGGCCTCCTCCGCCAGCAACCGGTGGGTGATGTAAAAGAAACGCGCCAAGTTAATGGCGCGACGTATAACAGGTTTGTTGCTATCCCGGCATTTGACTTCGTTCCATCTCCTCCTCTAACCATTGCTCTGCCTCTTCGGTGGCAATGGCTTTTTGTTCAACGGTAGGTTCGTTATTTCCGCAAAAGATACCAAGCCGCTCGTCGTAGCGATACTGGTATTCCTCCTGTAGCTCGTGCTTGTTCACTGTGGCTATGTTGCTAACTTGTATTTTGAATGCTACAACATCGGTTTGCGTTCGTCTGAATTGTTGCTAGCGCTTCTCTTGACTGGCCGTTGAGGCAGGTTAGCCAAAGTCTTCTGCATAACACGATCTTCGAATTCTATGTGAATCTGCCTGGCCACTGCTTCACCGAACTGCGGGTCAACGCCGAAGTCTACCGGCAGTGGTTCCTCCACAAGGTCCCTTCGCAGCCAAGCCCAGTAGGCTTTGCAGAACCTGCGCGTTGCTTCTTCTTCTGGTGATAACTTTGCCATAGTTAATCAATCCTTTCCGTATTACAAATAAACTCGGCAAGTTCGTGTGCATCTTCTGCTGAAATACGCGGGAACCGAAAATAGTCCCTGCACCACGTCCCATCGTCAGCGAACTCTGCGTTGAGCTGAATATCGCCTGATGGAAGACGCTCCGCCCATATCTTGCAACCGATTTGTTGAATGCCTGGTACGGTTGTCATTTAGGTAGATATTTAATCGCACGTTGCCGAGCCTCGTGTAAATCACTTAAACATTCCGGATCCCCCTTGCATGTTGCAGCCAGTATCGGATAGCCGGAGTTAACGCTTTCGAGCACTTCTTCCCGTGTTGCTTCTCTGCCCAGCCGCCACCAGGTTACTTCGGTTGGTTCACCAACCCGAATCAATGGCTTTCTCTTGTTGTCGCTAAAAAGTTTGAACTCCCTTGTCGTCCATATTGCCGTGGCGCCGGGGTTGCGCTCAATCATTTCACCGGCCACGTTGCCCTTGTTGGCTTCCGTCAACGCGTCCTCCCGGCGCACCATTTGCGGCTTCGACAGGAACGGACATCCCTTAACGGTCCACTGCGCGCACTCCTGGTGCAGGGGCGGTTCGGATGTGGTGCGGGTGATGGAACACATAGGACCGAGCACAAACGAACTGAACCTTCCCATCGGTTGCCCACATGTCCAACACAGGTGCTTTTGGATTGCTTCGATCCATTTCTCAGCATCGGCCATGCGGAATTCAGGTTTACCGTTAATAAATGGCACGAACCACGGTATGTAAAACCCGCGTTCGTCCACTGGTAGCTTTGCAATTCGTGGCGGAGCTGGTGGTAGATCAGCTCTGACTTTGTATTTTTGTTCCATAATTTCCTCCGTGTTGTGGTCCTACTGGCGCGTTAAGTGCATCGTGCAACGACCATCCACGGCGCATTCGGCTGTGGAGTGTTTCAATTTTTATGCCTCGTTCAAGTGCAATCGCTCGCGCCCCGAGCGGAACCACTGAACCGGCTTCGGCCTTGAATTGTATTGGCTTCATGATGGCTTGCTCGTGCGACAGTCCGCGTTTCAGCCGATTGAACAGTGTGCTTTTCGGAATGCCATTGCCGTTAGCCCAATCCGACATGATCTTCGTTGTTCCGGCAACTGTCATTGGTTTGTTGTATCTTGCGTTCCTGGTCTGCTCTTTAGTTGTCGCCCACTTGACGTTGCCTGGTTCGTAATTGCCGTCGTTGTTCTTTCGTTCAAGCTGGTAGTCAGATCCTGGCTTCGGTCCAATGTCTTCAATGAACATCCAAAAGTTGTGCCAGCGTTCACAGACCTCAATGCCACGTCCACCGTAGTTTTTGTAGCCGGTTGCGGTTGGCTTCTCACAGCGTCTTAGCATCCCGCGCCACGTCTGGTAGAGTGGGTGTTTTTGTCTGCCGTCCCTCATGATCGCTCATCAATCGGCAGCTTGGCTATCCGTGGTGTCAATGGTGGCAGATCGGGTCGTAGCTTGTTCGTATTTAAATTCGTATTCATTGAGCAGTTCTCTTTCGGCTAGATCGTTCAACCAAACAATCGGTGCTTTTTTTCTTACCCTTGCAATCCTCAAAAACTCAATCCCGGTTCTGCATCCTTCGCAATACGGCCCGTCCTTGTTGACCGTGACCGCAGTGCGCGTCTTTTTCCAGTCTTTTGGCGGTTGCTCCCAAACGTGTCCGCATACGCAGCAGGTGTGGGTGTATTCAGTCATTTCGTTTTCTCGTAGGCACAGCGCGGGCAGTCTGGTTTGCACAGCAGTCCGGGCGTTTGGTCATGCAGTGCGCGGTTCATGAACCCTTCCAGCTCCGCAATGCGTTTCCTGTAACCGTCGAATTCCTTCAACCATTCCAACCTGGCCTGCTCAGACCAGTCCAACGATTTCTTCCACTTGGTTTCCATGGAACGAAGTTTAATGATCTCCGCCATGGCTTTCTGCGCTGATACCAACAAGCTGTCACCTTCGAAGTCCATGCCGCCCGCACCAAGGATGGTTCGTAACTCTTGGCGTTCTTTGTGAAAACGATCCACGTCAGCGCGAAGATTTTCGATTTCTCGTTTGAAATGTCGAAGTTGATCGACAATGGCAGTTGTGCAAATTTCACCCCAGTTTGCAGCACGAAACTTATTAACCAGTTCAATCCCGTAAGTTGTCGTGTGCACCACCTGGTGCTCTTCGTCCCATGATAGAATGACGACGGCCTGCTTTTTGTAGATGTCCGAAATAGACTTCGCTGCTCCAACTAGGACTTCCAGGTAATCACTCATAAATCGCGGGAGCGGCGTGGCGCCGTATAGCAACGGCTATCAGCGGGACCAGCCGCCGCTCCTTTTTACATTGGCATCGTTCGCCTTGTAAAAGTCATTTTGTCATTTGGCCAAGCTTGCATCCGCCGTTGATGTCCTGCTGGATTTCAACGCCGGGAACAAAGCAGACGGCCTCGGCTACGTTATCGCCCTGTTGCGTCGTCACCTGCACAACGCACCCTACGCCGGGTATCTCCATTGCTTTTGTCGATTTCATCCAGCCTTCATCCTGCGAATAAGCTTTGCAGAGCAGCTTAAACGTGTCGCCGTTGCCGACAACCTTTAAATCAGGCACGTTCTTCTTCGCTCCGCTTACTGTTGAGTTATGTAGCGTCTTCATGGTCTTCGTAGATTACTTCTCCGAACATGTCTTCCCATCTGCCAGGTCGTGTTTCTTTGTTGATGTTCCAGTTCGTGATTCCCTTGGCTCGCACCCCGTCATGTAGTATCGCATTGCACTCGTCGCACATGACATTGTCTAGTGGAAACGTTTCGGGTGTTTTAATTTCAATTGTAACAATTCGCTCTCGCCACCCGCATTCTCTGTCTTCAGGGAATAACCCTTTCTTGGTCTCGTTGCACGTCATGCAGATGACTTTTTGGATCATGGCTTGGCTTTCTTACGAACTGGCGTATTGATCGCTTTTGCAAAACTCCAGTGCAATTTTGTAATGCGATGCCATAAGCAAAGATAGTCGATGCCGATTTTCTTCGACCATTCCATCAGTGTTAACGTGACACCGTCGTTTGTGAAGCGCAGTGTTGTTCTTCTGTTTTGGACTTGTTGGATGCTCGTAGCCCAACAGCAATTCTTCTTGCAGTAATTTCCGCTGTTGTCGTTTCGCTCAAGTTGGTGCTTTGGTGACGGCCGAGGTCCCATGTCTTCGAAAAAATTCTCAAATTTTTTCCATCGTTTACATACCTTAATCCCGCGTCCACCGTAATACTTAAAATATGATAAGCTTGGATTGCCGCATCGCTTGTGCATGTCCACCCATACTCTGTATTCTACGGAATGAGTCATGCCATGAGTTGTGCTTCGATCAATGGCTAAGCATCGACAACTTCTTGATTGCCCGCTCAAAAGACCATAGTGAAATGGCTTTGATGTTCTTCCGCACTCGCACTGCGCCAAGTATCGTTGATAAAGAATCTTTTCTCCATTATTCCTTGGAATTACTGAGACGATTGTTAATCGCCCGAATTTGTCACCTGGCGCAATGGTTTTCACGTTATTCGATCACGTCAACCGGCTTAGGATCAGCCAAGGCCCATCGCGGAAAAGTAATACGTTGCCAGGCCGTGCTGTACCCCGGCCATGTATTCGTGGAACGGCACTCATCGTAGGCAATCATGGCCGCTGTGTAGTCCTTCCCGGCCCGAATAATTTCTTCCTGGTCATAGGAGAAGTGGTGCACCTGAACGCCGTGATATGGGGAATTCTCAACAACCACAAACGCGAAGTTATTCATGAACACGTCGTTGAACCGAAGCAGGTCCATGTAATAGCGTGCTTGGATGGCATATCCCATTTTAAACGCTTGAATATGGAATTGCAGGCTCGCATCGGCGGCGGTTTTCAAATCCGCGATCCATCCATACGTAATATCCGGGAACAGGTCCACCAGTCCCTTCATCCTTATCCCGGTCTCCGGGTGCACGGCGATAACGACAACTTGATGCTTGGAGGACGTAATCCATCGCTTGGCGTCCGTGTGCGCCATCAACGCGTTGTAGGCCCCAATGGCGCGATTCATTTCGTCTTCGTTAAGGATTTCTTTGTCCTTGTTGGCTTCCTTGAATGCTTTCCATTCGTTGCCCCTGCGTTCGCCCGGCCATACTACGAAACGATTCTTTGAGGTTCCCGGCCGGAACACTTCGTTATCCACGAAATTCCCGATTTTAATGAAGTCCTTTTCCTTCAGCTCATCGGGTTGCGTTGACTCCCAAAGGAAGTGGGCAGGGGAATTAGCCTGCATGAACTTCTTCAACAATGACTGGTTGAGTCCAGGATCCGCTCTGTACACTGTTTCCGGAACGTCGTAATGAATTCCAACCGGCAGTAGTTCAATGTTTTTTTCCTGCATGCGTATCCGGGTGTTGAGTTGTTAAGAAACCGCAAACGTGATAGCTTTTATCCTTCCCCGCGAAGAAGGACACAATGCGTCCGTCCTCAACGAAGGCTAGCTTAATAAGTTCCTCGTCTTTTTCCTGCTCCAAAAATTCCAGCACTTGGTCGGTTGGCAGGAGCACGGACGGGAATTTATCGGTAACCTTGGCCGGTACGGTTGTTTCGCTTTCTCCCATCATCGTCGTTGCGTTGATAACGATTGCTCCTCCGTCCGGCTCGTTGTATTGAATGTTGAACCGAACGTGGTCATCGTCGTAGCCGCGCAGGCAGTGACAGCTCGTAATCGCCGCCAGTAGGTCCTCTCGCATCATGCTGGCATAGGCAATATACTTCCATCCGTCCACGACTCTTCTCCAGTCCGGCGCCTTGGTTTCCGTTTTGCGTGCCAGCAGTCGGAAGGGTTTCTTGATGCCGGTAAAGATGAAGTTTCTGTCGCCTTCTTGCACCGCAACCTCGCCAAGGCCAGCAACAATATCGACAACTTCCGGTCGGATTTCCAAGCGATTAAATCCAGTTTTTAATTCGCCATTGAACACTCGGCTGCATAGACGCTTCCCGTCCATGCCTACGGCGATGAGCTGATCTTTTTCACGTTCAATGATGACGCTTTGCAGTTCGAGTCTTGAAACCTGAGCGTTTGAATGAACGGCCAAGCGAACAGTTTTCAACGGTGCCAAATCAGCTTGTAGAACGCTGGTTGTACCGGCCTCCGGTTCGGGCGGGAAATCTTTTGGTGCCCAAGTCTGAAGACGTATCTTGAAGTTCCCGGATGCCCTCAATGCAACTGAGCTGTCCGTTCCTTCAATTACAAGCGGTCCTTCCTGGGCTTGCTTTAACCATTCTCCAATCAGCTTGAACGGCAGGAGGCATGCACCTTCCACTGATTCCGTGCCCTCCACAGCCTTTACGTATCTTGTTAACCGGCACTCCAGATCATCGGCTGTAATGAACAAATGCCCTTCCTGAACTTCCAAGTGCGCGAACCGTAGAACGGGGAGGGTTGTGCGAGCCTTCACTACTGAAGAAAGTTCGCTGAGTTCGTCGGAGAATTGTTCCTTATCAATTATGATCTTCATGGTTTCTTGTGCCATCTTCCGTAATTTATCGGTTCGCCAAACGCTCTAATCAATGGCCAGTTATACTGGAACAATCGAACCCAAAGTGTTTCCACCTTAAAACCTAGAACCCTGGCCCATTCGCTGATTGTCAGATTATAGCCGAGGTACGCAACTCGGACGTTCTTGGAGGTGTTATTGGCTTGAGCAAATGGGGTTGCCCAAGTGCAATTCGATTTGTTGTAGTTGCCATTGTTATCCTTGCGTTCAAGCATTCTGCCTTTGGGTTTTGGCCCCATGTCATCGAGAAAGTTTTTGAAAACATGCCAGCGTTTACAGACCTTAATTCCGCGAGCACCGTACCTGTGGAACATGTCGTTCTTCGAATTCTCGCACCGTTTCAACATGTTGCTCCAGCAGTTGTAAGTCGGTGATGGTTTACCGCCAAGTTTGTGGCCATGTCGATATTGATGGTGTGCCTCGCCGCTTGCCACAAAATCACGGTGCTTTTGTTCCGTGCAATACAATGGCACTATTTATGCCGCGCTTATCGGTTAACAGCTTCTTACAAACTTCATCCGGCCATTCGCCATAGCCCTTGAACGTTAAAGCGTTCTCGCAGCGTCCGGACGTTTTCAACCACTTGGCGGCGGCTTCGTATGCTACCCCGCCAGCTTCCATGCGCACGCGCACCTGCTCCTGGACGGATGGTTGTTGGGGGGTTGATGTTGATGCAGGTGTCGCGGTCGTAGAATCCGGTCCCTTCGCAGCGGGAGCTGTTTCGGGTTGCGGTTGTGGTTGTGCTTGGGCTTGCACCGGGGCTTGTTCTGGCGCCTTCGTAGGGGGAGGGCCTGCCTTCGCGCCCTCTACATGCGTGGATGGAGCACCAACATCCGTCGCGGGTTCAGCAAAGGCAGGCTTAGATGGAGGTTCAATGTCAACGGTGGTTCCGCTCCCGTCGATGTATTCCGGAGCAGCGTCCAAGTCACGCAGGACGGCTTGATCCATTACGATGGCGCGTTGAATCTGCACGCTCATCATGCCCCAACGTCGCAGTTCGTTGGCAATCACAGTTTTTAATCCCATCTCATCGAAGTGCGTTTTCCATGGCGACTCTCCACCGGAACGATACGACTGCGAGTAACGCTTGGCGTGTTCTTCAACCCTCGCCTTTGACCAGAAACAAATCTTTTGAAATCCGTTAATCGTCTTCCATGCGAAGGCGTAACCAACGACCGGCTTTGATGGATCGAATGCGTTCCAGTTAAGGACGGGTTCCCCTACCTCATCGTAGCCGGTCATAACTTCCTTGTTCACTGCCAGCGCGTTCATGCGTTGATAGGAACCCGTCCGAAGGGACAGTTGAATGTATCCTTTGTAGCCCATTTGAAACTGTGCAAATTTCGTGCCTCCCGCCTTGTAGGGAACCAACCAAGCGAAACCCAAGTTACGATCAATTGGCAGGTCAAGGATGGCGGCAGTCATCGCGGAGGCGATGATTGATTTCGGATCGCAATCTTTCCCGAGTGCATTCCCGGCCTGCATCACTGAACTCATGAATTGCGGAGCGCGTTCGCGCAGGACTTCTTTGAAACGATCTGAGTACTGCGGTTGTTTAATCAGGTCCGGCAGTGTTGGGGCCTCCTTTTTGAGGAGTGCGGGCTTATTGCTTGGCGTGGTGCTGGTGTTCATTGGTGTTCACTTTTTTTCTGCGGGGCGGGAGGCGACTACGCTTTTCCGACTCGCTGGTGTGCTGGTTTTTTTACTACCAGCCGCTTGGACTCGTCAATGAAAATCCGTTTCGGCCTTATTTTTTCGGTAGCCTTCAACACGGCAACATGATAGGAGTGCACGAAATGTCAAAGATGACACAGCCGGAAGCCAACGAGTTAAACTACGCAATTCAGCTCGCGTTAACGGCCAGCGGCGGGAACATCAGCGTGGCCGCTGAATCCCTGGCGATCTCCAAACAAACCGTGGAGTTGCGCTGCAAAAAGGTCCCCCAGCTCAAAAAGCACTTGGCAGCGCTGAAGAATAAGGCCGCGCTTTCAACGGTTAAAGACGCCGTTGACCGGGAGAAGTACAAAGCCGCCCTGCAATCCATGCAGGTTTCCATCGCTGAAGCTGAGCTGGGCGCACGGCTGTACCAGTTCCAATTAAAAAACTCCATCCAAGCATTGTCGCAGTTGGCGGGCGGGCAGGTTAAAGCGTCGATGATGTTGCTGAGCATGATGGAGCGGTTGCAAAATGAACCGTATCCCGATGAATTTGGACCTGACGGTACGCTGGCGCGCTCCGGGAAGCGGTTGGCCGATGAGATGGTCCTGCGGGCGCAGTGCGAATACGGACGCCGCTCCACGGAGTATGCCTCCATGATGCTCGTGCGTGCCCGGTCTCAACAGATACTTGATTCGATGAACCAGAACGGTGGGGTGTCGCACGGCAAGCCAGGCTTTTCGCCGCCTGCGCGCCAGCAGGTGCTCGTGCAGACGGGGGCAACGGCCGTGTTTAATAGTAACAATGCGGAAAAGGCCATAACGAACGGCAACGGCAACGGAGAACACAAGGAGATCACGGATGAATCCGGAACAAACGGTGAAACGGGTGGTGCAGGCGACCTCAAGCCGCCTGAGTGAACTGTACGACGGGTACGTGCTGGTTGCATTGACGCCAGCCGTCGCGGGCGGAGACGAGCTGCCTATCATCATCACCAACTTCGGGACTCCCAAAACCCGACTGGCCCTGCGCGCCATGTTAGCCGATGTGTGCATGGGCGGAAGTGGCGAAGAACAAAAACCGCATGGGGGTTGACAAGGACATTGATTACTGGAAGCACTTGGCGGATGAAGCGGACGGCGCGGGCCAGGACGCCAATCTGTGGTTACCACCCGAACAGGAAGTCCCGCCCATCAAGCATGACCAAGCTTGGTATCCGGCGTTAAATCCGACACAGCGCAAGATTTTTGAAGACCAGAACATGGTCGTTCTGGCCTATGGGGAGAAGGCTTCTGGCAAGTCTATCGGGATGTTAACGAAGGGGGTTCGGCATTGTTACGAGAACTGGAATGCGCTGTGGCTTATCGTTTCCGTTTACATTTCCGCTGGCGCCGAAGGCGTGTGGCACGACCTCGTTGACCTGGTCCTTCCTTCGTGGAGAGACGGGAACAGATACCCGGATTGGCTGGACGGAAAGCAGCACCCGAAGGCCGGGCAGCTCATGGACTCCGGCATCGGGTTGCAGTACACGAATTCCAAGTTGGATCCCAATTCGAAGGACCGTCACCTGTGGATTGCCAACATGCACGGCGGATGGAGCAAGGTCCTTTTGAAATCCATCCCGCACCCCGGCCAGGTTGAGGACCGTATCAAAGGACCGGCGCCGTCCTTGGTCTACGTGGATGAGTTAACGAACTGCGGCGGGCCGGAATACTACACTTACCCGGCGTTGCAGTTGTCCCGTCGAAGGAGGACTTATACGCCGATGCAGTTCACGGCTTCCTGCAACCCCAAGGGGCAGCGCCATTGGGTGTATCAAACGCTCATTCAACCCTCCATTGATGGCAACAAGGACATCTCCGTTCACCACGTCCCGTTGTCGGAGAATCTTCATCGCATCTCCCCTGATTACACTCGCCGTCTGGACATGACGTTGCGGGACCCCTACGAGCGCAGGCAACTCATTGATGGTGAATGGATTGACCGTCCGGCCGGGGACGCGATGTTCAAGGAGTATTTCATTCCCGAAATTCACGTTCGGGGTGATGCCATCGCGGAAACCGGGTTGGTGCCGATCCGTGGATTTCCAATCATTGTTGGCCACGACCCTGGGCCGAAGAATTATTCGATTCATTTTGAGCAGCGCATCCCTACGAAGGATCCGGACAGACCCATCATTTGGATAATCTTTGACGAACTGAATTTCGTCGGCTTGTACAAACCGTACCCCGTCGTCGTTAAGGAAATGATTGAGCGGATGCGATTTTGGATGGATCACCCAACGGCAGGTTTTAACTACGTGTTCCGTCATGTTTGCGACGAAGCCGCCTTTACGACGAAGAATTCAAACGGTTCTTTTGATGCGCGGGACATCCAAAACTACGGCCGTGAACAGGGTTTCCCGTTCAAAATGTTGCCCGCCCCCAAAGGCGCCGACAGCCAGCCGCAGCGCGTTCAAATGTTGATTGATATGTTGTTGTACGAAACGATTTTTGTATCGGCAGGCTTGTCAAAAACCATCGACATGTTGCAGGGTCTCCCTTCCAAAAAACCGAAGGACGATGAGTACGACGCCTTTGTTGGGCTTCGCCCCCAGAAGTCTCCGCACCTGCACTCCTTGGATTCGTTAACGTACCCCCCATGGCGTTACCACGTTTTGCCGGGCCGGGCGCAGGTTGGGAAGGTTGAACGACCAAGGGTTTTTTGGGCGGGCCAGGGGGTCCGGGCAAACATCCCCGGTTTGCAACTTCCAGGTGCTGGCGTTTCATCCTTGCCATCCGGGTCACCCTAATATAAGGGTGACAGACATGGATGCGCCGCAAAACAAATTAAGGATCGATGTAAAACAAAACCCTCGTTTAAAAGAGTACTTCTCCAAGATACCGGACGGGGAAAGTTTTCACATTGAAGTGGACGGAGACAAGGTCGTAATGACCGATGAGTTCGTGGAGTGTTCGATAACCTCCATTGGCCTTGACGGCTACGAACCACCGGAGGAAGAGGGCGAACCTGGCGAACTTGTGCCTGCTCCTGACGAAGGAGTTTCGATGGAGATAACAGGACCAGCCAAAAAGAAAACACCCGTTGAAGCACCGTGATCCAACGCCAACGTTCGTGCCATTGCAGCGGACGGTTGGTCCCTTTGGCAGGCACGATGATGAGTATTTCAATCTAAACGAAACTCTCGTCCCGAATACTTTCGAACTCTTGATCGAAGGGCACTACTCGGACCTTGGCTTGATTAAGCCGTGGCCGCTGAGTCGCGCTCATAACCTGTGCCAGATGCTTGGTTGCACGTTGAAGGAACTTTGTCAGATGTACCTTATGGGCAATGCAACCAGGTGGCAGATGCTTCAAGAGCAACAGGTGCATCAATCGGACGTGCTGCACTTCTATCCGCTGGAGCAATCGTTGTTGGGTAACCCGCCAAAGCCGTTAATACCGGTGTGGGCATTTGCCGCCACGAAACAAAAACGGGAAGCCGAGTTGAAAGCTATCGAAGGAACAAAATGATTTCTATTGAACTTGTTGGCTTAATCGGTTATGGTTTTGGCATCCCCGCCGTGGACAACCGATTTCCGTCAACTTCGAAAGCTTATTATTGGGCGAACAGGAAGCACATTTTGGCTCGGTGTCGTGCATACAATGCTTCCCACAAGGCTCAGGTGGCAGCGCAAGGAAGGCTTTGGCGATTACGAAATAAGAAAAAACTAAGGCTTCTTCGAAGTAGAAGAAAGCCAAAGGATCGCGCCTACTACGTCGCCAATCGAGTGCGAATTTTAGCCAGAGATAGGCGTTATAGACTTGAGCGCAAAGAGCAGAAAGCTACCACCGACAGGGCTTACAGGATAGCAAATCGTGAGAAAATTAACAGATCCAAGCGACTGTGGCGCCTTAAAAATCGCGCCCATGTGAACGCATGGCATCGCGCTTGGAGTGCTAAGCGCGGAAATAAAGCGTACGCAAAGCAAAAAGCTTGGGTTGAAAAGAATAGGACCAAGATAAACGCCAAGAATGCGCGTAAGAAAAACTGGTTGTACAAGACGAACAGCAATTACAATGTCAATGTCAGGATGGCAGTTGGAATTCGCAGCGCATTGGCCGGAACAAAGGGGTGGCGTTCGTGGCAGTCTTTGGTTGGTTATACGCTTAGTGATTTGGTTAAGCATTTGGAGTCAAAGTTTACGGGAGGAATGTCCTGGGAACTGTTCCGTGCTGGTAAGATTCACATTGATCATAAAATTCCGAAAAGCAAATTTCAATTCTCGTCAGCAAGCGATCCCGGTTTCAGGTCTTGTTGGGCGCTGTCCAACCTTCAACCGATGTGGGCTATTGAAAACCTAAGTAAGCACGACAAATATGATTTCGCCTAAGATACTAGAACGCTTTGGGTGCACCCGCTCCCGCCTCCGGGAAATCTTCGAAAAGGTTCCGCGTGAAATGCCCACCGGTAGGAACGCCACTGAAGAGGAGAAGCAGAAGTATCGGGATTACTTGGCCGATGAGAAGGTGCGCATTGCCATGGAGGCTGAAATCAGCGCCAACTTCCAAGAGTCCGTGGCCTGGGGTTTGAAGAACTATCAATTCTTCGCCGCCGCCGACGTGGCTTGGGACACCCCTTCGGTGACGAAGGAAATGATTCCGTTACTCCTTTTTGCGCAGGGCAAGATTAACATTCAAGCTTGTTCCAACCAGTTGTCGGCACTTGGTTGCTCTGATCAATTTGTTCGAAAGGATGCGGCTGGTTCTCCAATCGCCGTGGACATGCCGAAGTTCGTTGAAACGTCCATCAACATGGTGCGTTCCTACATCACCCGCCGCCATGCCGCGCAGAGCGTTAAATACTCAAACCTTTACCCTTACTACAAGTACGAATCTCGCAGCACTGGGCAGGTTGGTAAACTACGAGCTGACGTGATGTCGCAGGAAGCCGAAGTCATGGTAGATGGCTTTGGGTATCGGCACCATGATAGTCAGGTCATGCGGGATGCTTTCTTGTATGGTCATTCCATAGACTTTGTTCGTTGCGCTTGGGAATGCTATCGGCAATACGAGGTTGACCCGAAGGACCCGGCCTTCGTTAATTACGAATCCGGTGATCCGAAGGACCTGCCGGTGCGCGATTACATTACGAAGGAAGGCTTGTCGTGGATCAATCCGCACCCCACACGGCTCATCTTAGACAACAGTGAACCGATCAGTGCGATTAACGATGATGTGGGGCCAAAGTGGATAGGTTATTGGGATGTTGTTCGCTACGCTGACGTGGCCAATAACCCCATGTATTTCAACAGGAACGCAATTACGTATGGGCAGGGCCTGTGGCAGTTGTACACACAGTATACGCCTTACTTCTCGCAGTACTTTTGTAATATCACGCCTCCGCCATCCGCGTTTTCTCCAACGCCGGTTCCCGATTCCTGCGCGCCCACCTCCGCATCGCCCGCCAGCGTGGCTGATCCCGGTGGAGCAAATGATAGGAGAAGCAACATTGCTTTGTACGGTTCCGACGTGCCGCAAGCAGCCATGTTCAAATGCGAATACTTCCGAAAACTTATTCCGGCCGATCATCGCATGGGCAGCTATCCGTTCCCGATTTGGATCCGGTTCGTTGTTGCATCAGATTCAACGGTCATCTTCGCTGAGCCATTGCCGTCCGCACCGGCTGCTTACCTTGGAATTAATCAAGCAGATGGACGGCAAATTAATCCATCAATGGCACATGACGCTCTATGGATACAGGATTTGTTATCCAATCTCATTACCCAGCTCATGCTTGCCGTAGAGGGTGAGCTGTTCAAGGTGCTCGGCATTAACCAAGACCTTGTCCCTCCGGAAGAGATTAAAAAGATCATGGACCGGCTCAGCGGTCGTGATTGGTCTGCGCGTGGGCCGCTCGTCATTCCGTTCTCCGTTAAACAAGTGGCGGATGAACTGGACATTAAGTTGGACGCGGTCTTTAAGCTCGGTGAGACAAGGCAAGGCCAAAGCGTAGAAGTTATTTTCAAAGCCATGACGCAGGTGGTGGCTATCTTCGAGCGACTAACTGCTCTTTCTCCTGCTGAGCAAGGACAACCAGCGCCAAGGGAGATAAGCGCAACTGAGGTGGTGCAGATTTCGTCAACGACCCAAAACGTGTACGATTTCATCTCCGATGCTATTGACGAGTATCGGGCAGCAAAAAAGAGAATCATTTATGAAAGCGCGTGCTGCTGCAAGGAGGGCAAGGTGGAAGTTCCGGTCGTCTCCAGGTACTCGCGGAAGACGATTCAAGCCGCAGGCTTTGCCATACAGGATGAGACCAGGGAAGACGAAACGAATCGGCCGCAGCGCGTGACATTAGTAGGAAGCAAACAGTATCTACGGCATGATCTTGTTTTTTCTAGCCGCGATGGCGCTGAGCGTCCGGTAAACACGCAGGGGGCTAACACGCTGACACAGCTAATGCAGGTTGTGTTGCAAGTGCCGCCCGTCTTGGAGGCGATTGGTAAGGAAAAGATTTACGAGATTTTCAATGAAATCTTCCGGCTTTCCGGCACTGGTGTCGATCTTAACTTGGAGTTACAGGAAGGCGATGGACAGACATTCGGAGAAGACGAGATTCAGAAGATGGGTCAGACCCTACAGGCTCTTCAACAGGCAATGCAACAAATGGCCGGGCAGATTCAACAATCGGCTCAGGAATTGCAGCAGCAGGAAGCCGTCAACGCAAAGCAGGAGGACATGCTCAAGGGACTTATGGATGCGGCCCGTGTGATGCAGCGCAGCGCAATGGATATTAACTCGCTCCACAATCGAGTTGATGCGCTGGATAAGAAGCCGAAGCCTATCGACATCCCCTACACGGACGCGCCCGAAGAAGTTCGCCGTCAGCTTGAGGCACGCGCTGGTTACACTGCTCCGCAGCAACCAACCTACCTTGAAGAAAAAATCGCTTTAGAAACAAAGCGCAATGGCGCACCAAAATAACTACCTACCATGCCCGAACAAGCTCCTCCTACCCCGCCACCGAAACCGAAGGTCGATCCGTGGATGCAACGTTTAACAAAATCACTTTTAAACGCCACCCTTGACGATCAACTCACGCTGAAACCGCTGGCGCCCGAACCGCCAGCAGATCCCAATGCTCCTCCTCCACCACCTCCGCGCTTTGATCCGGGAGAGACTGTCGGTGAACGTGCCGCCGCCATCGCAGCAAGCAAACCACCGAACCCCACCAACAATGGATCCCCTCCTCTTCCTCCGGGACCTGTGCAACCACCCGTCCCTCCAGCCGCTCCCGCCGCCCCTGCCGCTGTACCAGCACCCGCAGCCACACCTGCGCCTCCCGCCGCGCCCGCTGCTCCCGCCGCCGCGCCCGGCGCTGCTCCTTCTGCCGCGCCGCCTGCACCGTCCACGCCGCCTGCGCCACCACTCACCGTGCGCCGTAGCAGCACTCAGGAAATCCTGGAGATTCAACGTGACATCCAAGCGAAGCTTTCGGGCCTTACGACGCCTGCTCCGCCGCCTCCGCCGCCGCCTGATCCAAACGCGGAATATGTTAAAACGTTGCCGGAAGAGAACCGCGAGTTAATCGACTTGCTCACATGGGCTGAAGGAACACGGCCGGAGTTGAAGGGCAAAGCTGCCGAACAGGTTGCCTACCTGCGACGATTGGATGAATTCAACGCCACCAATCCGGATGAGGATGCACTGGCGGAATTCCAAACGCGCAACAAGCCGCAATTGTCCGACGCCTTAATTCGTAAGCTGAACCGGGAGAAGTTAATCACGGACGCAAAGAACGAAGCTCGGGCGGAGATTCTTCGGGAAACCGAGGAACGGTTAAAGCCCGTCATCGAAAAGCAGTATGAGATGGAGATGACGCCACACCTCCGCAAGCTCACCGATGAGTTCGTGGATCGTTTCACGAAACCGGTGGCGCCGGAACAAGCCGCCAAACGGTTGGACCCGGCGAAGGCTAAAGAGATAATCAACAGCAACTTCGACCAGACGAAGTTCGCAATCGAAGCAAGAATCTTGCATGACCATCGCAACCTGGCCGGTGAGTTTCTTCGCTTGGCCTACGGGGTCTCCAAGCATGACCAGAACAACCGGATGCATCAGGACTTGTCCAACTTCCTGTTTTATACGGAGCAGCAGATGACTGCGCTGCCGGTGAAGGACCGCGTGCGCCACGGTAAACATTGGCTTCCCGCTACCCAATACAATGCCTTGATGGCAAAGGACGCAGAGGGAACAAAGGCCAAGTATTGGGCGGTAGGAACGGATCCGGAATTCATCCTTGAACGATTGGAGGGGAACGCTCAGCTCCTGATAACGCAGCGTTACGAGGAAATTGCCCGCCAAGCCGAACAGCTTGGGTATCAAAAACCGGGTGCTCCGGCTGCACCTCCGCCCGCTGCACCCGCCCGCCCGGCGCCCGCTGTGCCAGCCGCCGCACAAAACGGTCAAGCAGCACAACCTCCCGCTGCGCTGCCTGCCGCCTCACCAAGGGGCGGGGTTTCAATAGCACCGGGAGCGGCAAGCAACGCACCGGCACCGAACCCCAATCTCAAATTTTTGGAAACGATTGCGCCTGGGGCCAGTAAGTTGCTCGGTCTAAGTTAACGGTAACGTGCCACATGGAACATTTACAGTGCGTTGCTGCGCTTCTTGTTGCAGAAAAGGTGCGCACAGCGCACGTTTCTTTTTGTGTGGGCGCCTCCCTTGGAAACTGGAATAACATGGTCGATTGAAGCCGAAAGTGGATCTTGTCTGAAACGCGCTTTCTTTCTGGTTGGTTTGCCGCAAATCCAGCAGCGCCATCCATCGCGCTCAAAAATCTCCAGAGAGCTAAAAAACTGAAAGCTTGAGTTTCGCAAGCGGGCGTACCTTACATGGGCGTAATCCCGACTTTTCATCCGGTAGTGATCGACTCGCCGCCAGTACCGTCGTCTTCTCATTAAAAGGAAAGCCTGTGGCGCGGCCTTCCTGTGGCGATTGCGGTATGCAACCGTGTATCCATTCAATCGGTGCTTGTTCCTTCTATTCCATCGTTTGATATATCTGCGTCGCTCTGCCTTGTGGCGTTGCAGGTATTGCTTCTGTTTTTCCAGGATCCAATACCTATTTGATTGGTAGTAGCGTCGTTGCTTGGCGCGTATCTTTTCCCAACCCGTTGGATTTTCTCGCCTCCACAACTTGCCATAGCAGGCACTGCATAGTCCCCTAGCCCATTTGTCTCGTTTTCGGCACCACCGGCACGCTCCTTGATTCATGGCAGCATGGTGCGTTAATCCGCACAGTTTTTCAAGCCTGCACTGGATTGGAGTTTTTAGCCTCTTTTTTAGATTTTAATTGGTTCCTGGAAATGTCAGCCGAAAATTAGGGTGACAGGACACAAAATAATTAACGACAAAATCTATGAGTTTCCCATCCAATTGTGGATCGCGGTACGTCGCCGTTGACGCTTCGTGTGGTTGTGCTCTCACGCGGGCCTCGATCGTTGGCATGACGCCTGACACGTTCGAAGCGCAGGGGGCAACCGAAGTCTATATGGACCGCGTCATCTCTTCCGCTGCTGAAGCGGTGGTGGCCGGTTACCAGGAGAAATTTTTGGAGTCGTTGCTGAACTCCCGCATGGTTCCCATCAAGGGCGAACTGGCGCGGGCGCCCATCAAAAACGAGTCCATCATCCTGCCCTACATCTACCGAAGGCAGAAGCGCAACATCAACTCCAACTACTGGTTGGTGACCGCTGGCGAGGACAATGATGGCGAAGGTCTGCATTCTGGGGCTTGGGATGTCACGGTGTCGAACAACCCATCCAAGTATGGGACGCCGTTAACGAACATCGAACGATTTTTCCTGCCGGGCCGTTACGTTCTCATCGAAACGGTGGACGCCTCCACGAAAGCTGCCTATGCGATGCAGTTCAAGATCATCGCCTCTGTTAACGATGGCAGCGATGCCACGCTGACGTTGGAACCGAACTACTCCGATGCGGGATGGAGTGGCCTGACGAGCGATCAAAAGAAAGCTTGGCAACCCACGGCTGGCTTGCTCCTCAACTTGGCGAACTCGGTCTCGGACTACGAGTCCTGGTGCTACAACGATCCGTCCGATAACCCCAACATGTTGCTATGCTATTGGTTGCAAACCAGCCGGGAAACTTCCTGTGTCAACACGGAGTACCTGATGGCGCTGAATGCAGCGTTGACTTCCGGGTATTGGAAGCAGTTCAAGCAGCTTCCGCTGGCACAGCAGAAGGTGCAGCAGCAGGCGCAGGCTTACAAAGCTTGGCTCAACTCGGTGTTCTTCGGGCAGCGCATCAACGAGAATCAGGATGTCAACAACTACACCAACCTGCCCACGGTGGTTGACCCGAACGCCACCGACTGCACGTTGGAATACAAGGCCAACGCGCTCGGGTTCGAGCAGCAGCTCATTGACTGCGGCCGTTACGGCGATCTCGCCGGGAACCCGCTGGACTTGGCCGATTTGTTCGACCTGTCCTACGACATGAAGCGTGCGCGTGAAGCATCCGGTGGGACGATTGACCGTATCGAATGGGCCACGAACCGGACGAACGCTGGCCGCATCTTCACGACGATGCTCAACTTCTTCAAGGCGTACTACGGGGTTGACAACACCAGGTTCTACAAGCCGAACGAGAAGCTGACCTTCGAGAAGCAGGTCATGTTGAACTACGACTTGTACGAAATCCCTGCCGAATTCGGCGGATTCGAACTGGTCATCTGGCACGATGACTACTTCTCCGACAAGTTGCTGGCGGCTGGCACGGACGCCGATCAGATTAACCGGCAGCGCACGATGTGGGCGCTGGACTGGTCGGACATTCAGCTCGGCATTGCTGACTCCAACTCGGTGCAGCGCGTCAGTCCTGACCCGGCTACGGATCGGTTGTATAACTGCGTCATCAAAGCGGTGCAGAACACTTACATCCTGAAGAGCAAGAAGTGGACTTCGATCATCGAAGACCCGCTCCGGCACTATGTGCTGAAGAACTTCTCGGGTGATTGCCCTGTGCTCGCCACGGACAACGTCTGCTCTGGCACCAGCGAGGGTTAACAATTCCTTCCCGTCGGCCAGTCCGGTGGGCATGGTAGGCGGGCGGAGGGCAACTTCCGCCCGTTTTTCATTGAAACGCGGCAGGTAAAATCTAAGGTGACGACCATGAGCAAACGTTACTTTTCAAAGGCCCCAGCCAACAAACCGGTGGGCAAGCTTTACTTCGATCCGGTTGACACACTCAGCGGCATACTCTACGGGGTTTACGCGACAGAGGACGAGGCGGTGATTGCATCCATATTGGAGGCGATGAAGGATCCACGCGCCGGGTTGAAGGAGATCACGCAGGATGACTACAACCTGATGGTTCAAAAAAAAACCCAAAGTTCTCCAGGGTCGCCAGCTTGGAAGCGGCCTATTCAGCCGGTCACGCCTACAACGAGAACCGGCGCTCCGCTCGCGGCAATAAAGGGCCAGGGTGCTGCGGTCAGGGCGGCGGGTAATCCCGATGCTCCGGAAGTCGAACCACCGGTAAGCACGGAACCGGTGGCCAGCGTTGCGGAAGCCTTGAAGGTTGAAGCTGCACCGGCAGGCCCGCGCCAGCGAAAGAAGCGTTCAACCTTGGAAGAACGGCTGCGTGCCGCTCGTCCACCACTGGACAGGTAAACCATGATTTGGCAGGACTTCAAAGCGGCCGTAAACGCACTGCTCCTCACGGATGCCGTGCGCCTTGGAACCACTGCTGGCAAGGAGGTAAAGATTCGCTGCGGGGCGATGAAGCTTCAGGAAAGCATTTCCAAATATCGGACTGGTCACCAAGACATCTACGTTGATGATGGAACGATTAACTCGTCTTTGACGGCTGACGGTTTCGCCAGCACTGGTGAATTGCCCGAACGCTGCGAGCCGCGTGATTGCTACGTTGTCCGCAAGAAGACCATCACCGTTTCCGCCGTTGACGCCACGAGCGACACGTTGACCAGCACGGCGCACGGCATTCCGATTGCCACTTCATTGGCGGAGATTTTCAACGGGCAGCTCGCCAATACTGGTGGTTCTTTGCCGGGCGGATTGGCCAGCAATCACACGTATTGGATTCGTGTGGTGGACGGCAACACGCTGTCGCTGCACACCACGGCAACCGGTGCTTTGAATAATACAGGCGTCGTTGATATTACGAGCGCAGGGACAGGCACCACGACGATGGATTATGCGGTGGCCAGGTTTCTTTGCAGGCAGATCGATTGGAAGTATCGGTACGACTTGACGCACGGTGGCAACTGTTTGGCGAACGGTGAAGCTGCCATAGCACTGGACCCGAACGGTTCCGCGTTCCTCATTTCCCCGGTGCTTCCAGTCGGTTTAGACGCGGATGGGTTTTTGTGGTCTTTCGAACTCAACTGGGACGGCGTTAAGCTGGAATGGGCAGATGCCGATGAGACGCCGTTTGATGAGCAGGCCGCAGAGGCAGTGGCGGAGTACGTCACGGAATGGTTCAAGCGTCACGTTGATCAGGATTTAAAACAAGCGCAGGCTGCGGAGGCAATGTTTCGCTCAAAGCGCACGGACCTTTATCTCACCAACCGGCGAGCCACCTACTTGAAACGGTAATGCTGCAATGCCCAACGTCAACAAACCAGTCACGGTCACACCGAAGGACGGTGGCAAACTGCTTTCGAGGGCAACCGGAGAAGTCGCTGCATTCCCGAACTACGTAGCGAAGCAGGACTTTCGGCGCGACTACGACCAAGAAATTCGCAGGGAGGGACATGATTGGTTTCATCCGAACCTCGACATCCCCATTGGCAATCAACCATACCCGGAACGACAATCGTACCCGCTTGCTGGATTTCGTAACTTAACCGATGTCATAACGACCGATGAGGGCGGCGGAGAGGAACCTGTGTTTGAATTGGTTTCTTACTGGGCATTGGAGGAAGCTGGCAACTTTACAACCAGGGTTGATTCTGTAAACGGCAACGACTTGTCGCATGTCGGTGGCTCTGGCGTTCTCTCCGCTGTGGCTGGCGTGGTTGGGAATGCTTTGAACATTGCGTCAGCCACTAATGCTGGTGGTGCTGGGCTAGACCCTGCAACATGGAACCCGCCAGTTGGGCCAAGCGAAGCCGGTTTTAGCATTTGCGGATGGTATAAAAACGACAGCACTGCGCAGTTTGGAGATGTTCAATTTGAATTTGATGACGCATCGAATTTCGAGGCATGGATGGTTTACCTTCAAATTGGCAATGGGCTAAGCACATTGTTCATGGAGAATGCCGTGCTTTCGACATCGGTAGACATTCCGTTGGCCAGCACAAACGGGGTCTGGAATTTCTTCCGAATTTGGTTTGACCCAAGCACAAGCTTGCTTTGGTTCAGCCTTAACAACGGGACCGCAACAAGCGTGGACGCTTCTCCTGTTTTGCCGTTACCGGCTTGGGATCATTGTGTTATTGCCTTTGTGAAGGCGAGTCTCAATACGTCGATGAACTACGACGAAATTGCTATATTCAACGGCATTCTTTCGGACAGCGATGCAACGGCCATCTACAACGCGGGCGCTGGGCTTGCATTTGGTCCGGGTTATCCAGGTACATAAATGCCAACCGCAGAAATAACAATTGTAAGTAGCTCTGCGACTGCGGAGCAATATGTGGAGTCTTCCTACTACTTGAAGGCAACACGCGGCCGTTCGTGGCATGTTGAGTTTTCCTACCAGGTGAGCGATGCAGCCCTGGCATTGCTTGTTGAAATTATTTGGTTCGATGGAGAGTTGAATCAATTGTCCATCGAGACACTGCTAGACTCGGCATCCGGCAATCCAACGACGTGGGAGGATGTATCCTACGATGTCGTTGTTCCGTTCGATGCGGTCTACGGGAAGTTACGGTTCTATGGCAAGCTGGCATCCAGCGTCACCACCGGCACTGCGGAATTTGATAGTTTGTTTTTGGAGGAGCGTGAAGCTCGAAACCTGCCGATTGTTTTAATCGGTCAGGCTAAGCGCCCGAATGGAAACCAAGCGGTAATCGCTGGCACGGCGACTCATCTTTATCGTTACTATGCTTTCGATGATGGCCAGTATTATGAGCCGGTAGAGGACGAAGGGTATTACACCACGGAAGACGATTACATTGACGATTACTACGAGTACATCGGAGACACCGTTTACATTGACGATTACTACGACGACGAGCCTGGCCGATGGGGAGTCGTTGGCCTTGGTTACGACTCTGACGGACAAAGATGGGAGGCAGTCAATATCAACGGTTACAGCCTTTTCAACAATGGCTCAGACTTGGTGCAGACTTATCGCGTGGAAGAGGACGTGGTCAAACCGAACTACGAATTGCGCGAGGCGGGCGTTGCGCTGGTGGGGACCATCGCAGAGTTTGGTGGCATCCTGATGTGTGGAGACATCGCCGCGTTGAAACAGGATCAGATCGAGCCGAACTTCGCGCACGAGGACGGCGGGACGCTGGAGCTTCGTCAGCACGGCCCGTTCTTCTCTTACCCCTTTACCGGCATCCCGGTTATTGATTCCGGAAACAATTACGTGGATGTCACGTCGGTTGCAGCAACTGCAAACGGTCTGACTTCTGCAACCGGCACGGCTACATTCGTGTGCGTAAGGGCGCACCAGCTTACGACCGGGGACTTGGTGAACATCTCCGGCGCGGACGACGCGGCATACAATGGCTTATTCACTGTTACGGTGATTGATGCGTTGACGTTTACGTACGCGGTGTCGGGCACTCCAGCCAGTCCCGATACAGGCGCCCCGGTGATGCAGCGTGCGCTTTTTGGCACAGCCGCCTTTAACTATAACGGGATGGTCGGAAAAGACATCTTCCTCCTCAACGGCTTTCGAACGAAGATTGTCGCCATTACGAGTCCGGTTCGCATCCAAGTTGATGATGAGCCAACGGTATTCACGGACGCCCTTTTCCAAGTGATTAACGATAACGTAATCAACTTGACCGGACTGGTGGACAAGGCGGGGACAACGGCTGTCACTGGCAGCGGCACGGCGTTCACTTCGGAGTTGTATCCTGGAGCGTCCATCCTCGTGCCTGGTGACACTGAGGGCGACGAAGTTCGGCAGGTGGGCACAATCACGAGCGACACGGCACTGGTCGTTATAGCGGCTTTTGTAGGCTCGGCAACGGGCCAGTCGGCAAAGCAGTTGCCGGACACGTACGTTCTGGCTGATACCGATTACTTCAAGCCGTCGATGGTTGGGCGCAAGATTTTCTTCGACAACTTGGCTTGGCGCCTCATCACCGGTTATGTTTCGCCGCGCATCGTCGCCACCGATTACTACGTGTCCGTGCCGTCGCAGGTGTTCAAGCTGGAAAACATCACGGCCTACGACCGCATCACCAACCCGGCCTTGTACGACCGGGTTCAGTTCCGAACGCTGTGGTCTTCACCGGATGAACCGCTTCGATTTGCCGCCGCCACGCCGGGCACGATGTTTGCCGGATCTCGATTCTTGAAGTTGAAATATCAAGCTCGGTCGTTCAACGCAGGCGATTTGATTACCGTGCTTGGCGCCGGGTTGGATGGCGGGAACTTGCAAGCAACGATTCTTTACGTGCATCCGGACCATCAAACGATGTTCTTGGACATGCAGGCGGAGGCGACGGCCATTGATCAACTCATTGCGCGTTCGGACGCGAATGGTTCGATTGTCGGCTACGACGATTTGCAGGATGACGGTTCCTCCATTATCAAAATGATGGACCTTCGCGGCACGCTGGTCATTTACACCGGTTCGGCAATCTTCCTTGGGCGGTACACGGCGCGTGCGACAGACCCGTTTGAATTCCGGAAAACTCCGTCGCTTGAATCCTGCGCGTTGTATTATCGGAACACGTTGATCAACGTGAGTGGACAATTCCACTTGTACGCAGGAAGGCTTGGGTTTTATCGGTTCGCGCTGGAGAACGAAGTTCCACGCCTTGATGCAATCACCGAAGGATGCAGTGACTTGTTCTACGAACAAGCAAATCTTGCACTGACGAACCTTATCTTCTCCGCCATGAACTCTGCCACGGAGGAGATATTCGTTTGCTTCCCGTCCGACACGGACGTTAGAGCGTTGTGCTTGGACCTGCGCTGGGGAACCGTGTCAACCACGTCAGCTTGGTTCACGGCCATGGCTTCCATCAAAAAACCGATGAGCAGCTTGGCCGTTGGTGTCATTCAGGATTGGTGCATCATGGGCGACATGACTGGAACGATTATGAGGTATGGTCGTTCGGACTTGCCGGAGGACGCTTGGGGCGGAGTAAGGGCGCTGTATTCCCGCTTGGGCAGTGGCTATACCTCGCGGTTGAAGTCCGGGTTGTATGGCGATCATTTCTTTGAAACGAACATGTCAGAGTGGATGGCGGAGCTGGGTTCGCAGGGTTTCCCGAATACTACTGCTTACACTTTGAACTTGTACGGCTACTCAAACTCCGTGCGTCAGCCGCCAACCCTGCTTGCGAGCGTTGAGTTGCCGCAGCCGCAGTTGGAGAACTTGGTGCCGTGCTGGCTTCGAGCGGGGTACTTCCAAGATGAGCTGATCGTAATTGGTCAGAATAATCCATTTCGACTGGCATCACGAACCGTTTGCTTCTCGAAAGTGCTCAGTCGTGGGCAGACCAAAAGCATCGGAATTGCATAGATGACCATATTGTTTCAAAATTTCTTTAGCCACGTTAACAAGATCGGTCACGCGCTGGCCGTATGGATGCGTTATCTTTGCCCACAGTTCAAGATTTTCCGGTCGATTATCTGCTCGGTTTCCATTCCTGTGATGTACAGTTTCATTCTTCTTGAGCGCACGGCCAATGATTTTTTCCATTACAAGCCTGTGTTCCATCACTCTTCCATTTGCCGTAGCGTTTGTGTGGTTTGGGGCATATACCATCACGTATCCGTCAGCATTGGTGGTTTTCCCGCCTTTCCAAGCTGGAGAGTTAATGCCAAGTTTGTTCCTTGTTCTTTCTATTGCCAGCGTGCTGCGGTAGCATCCGCAGGATTTTACAGTCCCGCGAGTGAGGTTGTGCCCCTTTGCTACGTGGATGTTACCGCATTTACAACGGCATTTGTAGCAAACGCATCCATGTTTATCAATGTGGCTTTTTTCAATGACAGTAAGATATGTGAACTGTCGGCCAGTGAGATCAATATGCGGTCCACGATGGCTACGCATTACGGCGCGACCGGCTGCAAGCAGTTCGTAGCGATAACAGCCACAGGACTTGGTCATTCCTCGACGCAGCGTATCCAATGTGAAGACGCGCAAATTGCCGCACGAACATCTGCATTGCCAAGCAATCCTACGTCTTCCACCCGTGTTAAGTTTATTAACTTCAGCTATCACCGTAAGTCTTCCAAACGTTTGGCCGGTAAGATCAATTTTCGTGCTCATAATTGCAGGTGGAATGTTGGTTTTTATAGCAACATAAAAGGCGCCGGTCAATCATAACTTATGAAAAAAGCACTCATCATCACGTCGATTGTCATGTTCGTTCTGGCCGCATGTGGGGTTGGACAAATTGGCGGCGTTTCGTGGATTGCGGCTGGCCTTGCCTTCTTCGCGGGTAGTCATTTGTTTTAATGGCGATTACTAGGAAAACCGCGCCGCCGTCAAAGGTCTCGCCGGGGGTTGAGGATCTGCCCGATGAACTGTACCCGCAGCTTCCACCGGAGGTGTTGGAACGATTCCCGCATCTGGATGATTGGTTGAAGGAAGCCAGGGACAATTGGATGAAGTTGAAGGATGCGCTGCGCAAACGGTTTACTTCTGTCTCCGTGGCCGTTTCCGACTTATCGGCTCAAAGCTCCAGCACAACGACAACCACCACGACGCCAGCGGCAACGCCAACCGAAGCAACGACGCCGGATTACGTGACTGGTCTCAACGGGTCACGGGTGCGTTTGATAAACAACGTACTTGAAGTGCAGAACGCTGACACCGGTAAGTGGCATAGAATCACGATTGTAGGTGGTGCAGGCATGGAACAATTCAACATTGGAGATGCAACGACATGAACTTTCTGGGCAGGATTGCCCTCCTCTTCCTTCTTGTTTTACCGGCGTTTGGACAAGTCAGAACCGTAACGGTCAACACGGCTGGTAAGGTTACTTCCCCAACCACGTTCTTCGGAACAAACAACTTCGTTGCCGGGACAAACATCACGCTGTCCGTTGGTTCATGGGGCATTCGTATTTCGGCGGGAGGCTCGTCAACAAATGGTCTTGCAACCATCTCCTACGTTAACATTAGCTCCAACGGATTGGCTACGTTGATGGTGACCGGCGATAACGCAGTGAGCAATGGCGCAATCGCATTTACTATGACTGCTTCCAACTCATTGGAAGCGGAGATCGTTTCCGGGGACTTGGTGGTTTCGAATGCGTTGGTGGCTTTATTGACAGCTCGGGACACGACGACTTCGAACGGGGTTTACTCGGCATCGACGTTATTCACGCTGACAGCTTCCAACTCTTTGGACCTTCTCCTTACGGCCAACATGCTCAGTGTCAGCAACGACTTGGCTGCGTTTTCGGTGTCTTTGAGTAACCTACTGTATTCAACGATGGTATCATTTGATACCACGACGAGCAACGCGCTTGTCACCGCTTACATCGCAGCCGACGCGGCAGTGAGCAATGCCTGCGTGGCGTTCGGCATGACGGTTAGCAACGCGGTGTACACGACCACGATCAACGGGTTGACCAACAAAATCGACAACCAGAGCGGTCGCGGGACGAACACGACGCTGATCAACGCGACGAACACGACGGGAGCGATTACGGCAGTGCCGATCACCGTGCAAGGAATCACCGGCATGGTGACGAACCTGTTCGAGGTCAAGGACACCAACGGCAACGTGCAGGCGACGATTAAGAGCAATGGTGTACTGAGGCTTCCCAACGGCTCCGTTTCGCAGGTCGCCGTCGGAGGCACGAACCAGGACAATACCGGGCTGTACTTTATCGCGAGCGCCAGCACGCCGGAAATTGACTTTGCTGTAAATGGAACGGAGAGGGCGGCATTCACGTCAGTTGGTGGTAGTGGGTTGCAGCTCCTCAACACTTACGGCATCAGCTGGAACAGCGTTATCGGCAACACGCCTGGAGCGGCGATTTACGGTCCCGGCTCCGGTGTCATCCACATGGCTAGAGGAGGCGGCGCGTCCGGCTGGGTGGACGACGCTGTGACAAATCGCATTTACGGATTCGGAAGATTCAACAGTGTTATCAACCCCACCAACGCCCACTTTCTGGAACTCGGCTACGACAACACGTTCAACTGGTATTTCCTGCGGAGCAACACCAATCAGACCGGCATCCTCAACGCCACCAACCAGCCCTTGGCCATCGGCATCGGGACGAACGCAAACATCCTCATCAATACCAACGGCGTGGGCAACGTGACGTTCCAATCCGGCAGCGCGTCGTTCCCGGCAATCGGCTGGACGGCAGATGATGATGGGGGTGGGACGGGGCTGTTTAGGTCGGCTGCAAATGCAGTCGGAATTTCCTGCAATGGTTTTGAGTTTGTTCGCATAAACTCAACCGGAATGCATCTCGGAACGGTTCCTTTGTTTGGAGGAAACGGCCTCGTCAATGACGACATTACGCTAATCAGAGACATCAGCGGCGTCTTCGATATCTACAACGCCAATTCAGCGACAAAGGCTGTCACCAACCGCATTTTTGGCACCTCGACAGGCACGATTACTGTCAGTGGAATGACCAACGCCGAATGGATGGAATACGGTTATGACGGCGCACAATCTTGGTTCTTCCTGCGCGCTCAGAAGGGAAGTTCAAACGGCACAGCAAGGCCGCTGGCATTGGGCGCGAATGGAACGTCTGCGGACCTTCAGATTAACACCAACCATAGCGTCACTGTTCCGAATAGCTTGACGAATCAGAGCTACGTCCACATGCCAAGTAATACAGCTCCGATTACGGTTGTTGCCCCGGCCAACCTTCATGCTGTGACGATTGGGAAGAGTGGAACAAACGATCTTGGTGCGAGAGCCGACATTGAGTTGTCCATAAAATACGCCGATGCTGCGACCGGCGACCCGGCGTGGTACTGGACAAACAGCACCTCTGGCCGGTGTTTTACGAATAACGTTCAATTCGGTTTGACTGCTACGGTCACGCTGCAAATGGTCATCCCTGATGTGGGACCGAACGAAGTGTATTCTTTCAACGATCTCAGCGGCGTTGGGGCAAGCGTGACGATCTTGTCAGCGAATTGGTTGTTAAAATGAGAACGATATTTCTTTTGCTGTTTCTGGTGCTGCCCCTTTGCATGAACGCGCAGTCTGATCCGCAAGGCCCGCCAGTTCTTGGCGCAGCGCTCGTCACAGATGGGTTTAAATCCTTTTGGAATACGAATGGCGCCGTGTTGTCCTTTGGTATCACGCAAGGGGCCAACACCGGGAACAATACACCGGCAGCAGGCAGCACGACATACTGGCCGCTATGGAACATCGGGCCAAACAACCAGACCGTTTACTCTTCTACGGTCACAGCCAACATCATCACCGTGGCCACGGCTTTCACGAATTTGTATTTCGTATGCAGTGTTCCGCCCGGCTCGCTTCATACCAACACCCTGGAATTGATGACGAACGGATTGCCAACGGGTTTAAAAACAAGTGTTGCTGGTGCTACCGAGATGCGCGGCACGAACACGACACACGCAATTCTGATTTTGCCGGGAGTTGAAGTCGGGGTTAAAATCACTACGCAGGGTGGGATCCCGGCCACGAGATTTGCGTGGGCGGTGACATGCAGGCAATGAAAAAGCCGGGGATGGTGTATCCCCGGCTTTAAAGGAAAGCCAGCTTACGAAGTTGGCACCGGGGGCTGTTCGGTGGCCTTGTCCAGCGCGTCCACCTTGTCGGACAACGTTTCCGCACGGGATTGGATGGCGTCCAGCGTGGCTTGGTCTTCCACCGAAAGGGTTCCCGGTGAATTTTGCAGCGTGGCGATTTGTTGTTTCAGGAAATCCACGTCTGAGGCAACGCCATCGACGGCCGTTCCCAACTTATCGAAGGCAGTGTTGACGCGGTTTGCGAATGAGGTGATTGCTTCCATAATGGTGTCCCTTGCGTTGTGAATGGATGACTTGAGGATCCGTTCGGTTTCGTTTAAGTCGGCTTTGCTGGCCCACAGTGACATTTCGTTGTTGACGATGAGGGTGTGGAGGTTTAAATGTCAACCTAATTTTAGGGGAACAACGCGTATGCCTGTCAAAATCTGTCTCATCGGGAAAAGATTCGGGAGGCTTTTAGTTGTTGATGACGCGCAGTCGATTCGCACTAATCCTGGGAGGAATTACCGCACGCGTTCAAAGTGCGTGTGCGACTGCGGTGCCGTGGTTCTGGTGTGCAACCAAGAATTACGCACCGGGGACACGAAATCGTGTGGATGCTTCTTGCGGGATACCCTAGCTGAAGTGACGCACGGGCACTCGCCGAGGGGGAAGCCAACCAGAACATACATTTGCTGGGCGCACATCAAGGCGCGCTGTTTTAATCCTAAAGATCATCACTTTCCGATTTACGGCGGGCGGGGCATTGCGGTTTGTGAACGCTGGCTAAATTTTGAAAACTTTCTCGCCGACATGGGAGAGAAGCCGCAAGGCATGACGATTGAACGAATCGACAATAACAAGGATTACGAGCCTGGGAACTGTCGCTGGGCGACGACTAAGGAACAAAACCGAAACAAGCGCAACAATCGCATCGTGACTGTGCGTGGGGTCACAGGATGCCTCGCTGCACTCTCTGAGAAGTTCGGTGTATCCACAGCCATCGTGCGGGACCGGTTGAATTACGGCTGGGGTGCTGAGTCGGCGTTTTTTACTCCGAAGAAACAATTGATTCCGAACCCAAAATAAGGAAACAAGATCATGCCAATTGGCACATTGACAAAGAGATTGATCAAGGGATCGAGATTAACTCCAGCAGAGGGGGACGGCAACCTTACAACAATCGAAAACTTCGTCAACGGCTTGGAGACCCGGCTGGACGTGTCCATTAACGCTGACGGCAGCGTGAGGGATCAAAAGGTTCCGTACGCAACAACTGCATCTGGCACAGACGCCTACGCAATTTCAATTGCCGGTACGTTCGGCGCCATCACTGATTTTGCCGGTCGTGTAATCCTCATCAAGGTTGACGTGGCCAACACAGGACCGGCGACCATTGCCATCAATTCGTTTTCGGCCACGGGCATTAAAAAAACCGGCGGGTTGGCTTTGGTTTCCGGGGATTTGAAGCCTGGGATTGCGGCCCTGGTGTACGATCCAGTCAGCGCCTCCTTCCTTCTTTTGAATCCTGGTTCAAACTCACAGGTTAACTACGCGGCGGCTTCCAACTCCGGCAACGACTACACGGCCACGGTTGCCTCCTTGGCCTCTCAGGGCTTTGAAGTGCCGGAGACGTACTACGCTGGTTATACGGTCTTGGTTAAGCTCAGCGCCACCAATACCGGTGTTCCACGTTTGAAGATTGCGGTCACGGACCCGGCCATTGACCTCGGTTTTGCTGAAGTCCGGAAGTATTCCGGGGCAGCGCTGGTGGGCGGGGAGCTGGTAAATGGTGGAATCTACGAGTTAACCTACGATGGCACGTACTGGCTAGTAGCCAACCCGGTGTCGGCTGGAACAACTTTGATTTATCGGAGCACCGGCATCGCCATCCCAACATCAACGACTTCAAAGCTGGCCGCAGCGTTGACCCATGGGCTTGGCGGATTACCTGACTCTGTGCAGTGGTGGCTGGTGAACAAGGGCAACGCCTCTGGAATAGCCCATGAATACGCGGTTGGTGACCGTGTTGACTTACGTGCAATTTTTTACAGCGCCGACGTGTACGACGTGTTCATTCCGTTAACGACCAGCACGGAGCTGGACATGCTGATTGAGAACGTTGGGGCCATTCTTCGACGCGATACCCTGACGCACGCTACCCTGAACCTCACGGATTTGTCCCAAGATTTTGACCTGGCAGTTTCTGCCACAAGGGTTGTATGAGCGATAAACCGAAACAAGCAACGCCCGTATCTGCACCGGCCTACGACCCGCTCATGGCTTTTGCCACATGGTACGTTCATCAACCTGGCTTTGGGGTGCCGCGCTCGTTATACGATGGCCTCTCCAAGGTGGGGGACGCGACGGGGATTGTCCTGTTCCGGCAGGCTCCCTTTCAGGTGCAACTTTGGATTTGCGCACCCGGTATGGTTGTAGGCGAGCATTCCCATCCGCACGTTGACGGCATTGGCGTTTACATCTCCGGCGATTTGAACGTGTGTATTCACGGCAAAACCGTGGTTGATGAGACCATGCTTGTTGAACGGGAGGATGGCACCGTTAACACGAACGGTATGATGTGGCGCATTCCACCGGGTGCGCCTCACAGCTTTTCCGTTGGTCCGCGAGGCGGGGCATTCCTGGTAGTTCAAAACTGGCTGAACGGCGAGCCGAAGTCCGTGGAGCTGGACTGGCAGGGTGACGCAATTGATGAGACGCACGAGATCGCCATCAAACAATACAGGGAAAGGCCGTCAGCATAATCATTCGCGCTCTTAACGTATGGGAACTCGAAGCCTGTGTGGAAGGCGGGGAACGGTTTTTCGCAGAAGGGAACTTGCCCGGCAAGTTCAACAAGGCGCACTTTTGCAATCAATGGGAACGGCTCATCACGCACGCGGATGGTGCAATCCTCGGGGTATTCGATGATGAAGGCAATATCCTTGGTGCGCTTGGTTACGCAATTGCGCCGGACTTCTTCACCGGTCAATCGGTGGCTACAGAGTTGTTGTGGTACGTGTTGCCGGAGCACAGGGGTTACGGGTTGGCATTGTTGGAAGCGTTTGAACGGCACGCCCGGCAGCGAGGCGCAAAGTTCGTTGGGATGACGCACCTGATGTCGTTGCAGCCGGAAAAGCTGGGTGCGTTTTATGAACGGTGCGGTTACAAATGTATCGAGCACCACTACATGAAAGAGTTATGAGCAACCTTTTTCAACCACTGGCTATCCAACAATACCCATCGGTGTTTGGCGATCCCGGCATCGGTGGCGCGATTGGCGCTGGGACTTGTGGCCCGTTGGATGGGTACGCGGGGGTTCATCCGTACACCTCGGACCATACAGACTTCGTTTATGATCCTGCGAATCCTTACGACCCGCCACCCGATCACTGGAAACCGCTGCCCCATGGCCCCACAAAGGAACAGCAGGAGACCGCGTTAATGAAGTTCCTGAAGGGACTTCAGGAGTTAGCAGAGACGCCCGGCCCTCCGCCCGCTCCGGCCCCAGTAACTACCAAGCCCGCATCGAAGGATGGTTTGACTCGTGTTCCCATTGAAGAACCGCCGACTGGGAGAAAACTAATCCTGAAATGATATTGGAACTACTAGCTGGTTTCGCGGTGTTGCCAATGCTGGGCACGGTGCTTTCGGGTACGCTTGCCGCAGTTCTGGGATCCGCAGCGCAGGATAAAGCCTCCGAACGTCAGAGAAAGTCTGCGTTGCAGGATCGTCAGGCCAACCTGTTATTTCAACTGGCTTCCCGTGGCGCGGCGTTGCCGTCTCGCGTTGGCGCCGTGCAGGTGCCAAGTGACGTGGTCGGCCGGGAATCCGCGTTCCTTCCTTATTATTTTGGCGATCAGGAGCGCGCAATTGCAGACGAGGCGGGGAGAACATTTACGGCGACGGGCAACGTTCTCGGGACGCCGGAGGAACAGGCCGCTCGCGCACAAGCAGTCGTCAACGCTTACCTTCCAACGGCGGAGGCGGGCGGCGATGTGGTGCGCGGGATCTACGACAACACGTTGACGAACCAGGCACTGGCGGAAGCCGGGCCGGTTGCAGATGCGCGGCTGGCGCTGGCCGGTGCGCGCAAGGAATCGGGGTTGGAAGCCCTTCAAAAGATCCTCAACGATACAAGGGCGATTCAAGCGCGCCGTGGTTACACCGGAGACTCATTGGCCAATCAGCGCATACAGTTGGATGCTACAAGGGGCATCCTTGGTCAAAACGCGATGGACGTGGCTGGCGCGAACTTGGCCAATGCGCAGGAAGTGCAAGGCATCCAAGCGTCTGGTCGTAACTTGAAGTTAGGATCGCTGAACCTGCCAACGGCGCAGGCTCAGAACATTTTAAACCTTCAGGAGCAACCAGCCGAACAGGTCAACACGGCGTTCAATCGCAGGTTGCAACCGTTCCAGTTTTTCAGGACTGGCCAAAATCCGTTTCAGGTTACGCCATTGCCAACGCCCGGCGTTAAAACTTCTCCATGGCAAATCCTGTCGGCAACAACCGGACGCGCCGGAGGTGACTTGGCTAATGCTTGGGCGAAGGGACTGTTCACGCCATCCAGTCAATATGGTGGGTATAGCAGTGCGGCGGCGAAAGCGGCAGCGGAGGGAGCTATTGGCAAGGATCCATCGGCTTGGGAGGGCGGAGCAACTGGCTCTACATCATTTGCCGATACACCAAGCGTTGGGAGCTATGGTAGTTACGGCGGAGCTGGAGCTGCTGCTGGAGCGGCAGCGGATGAGCAAACTGCGGCACTGTGGGAGTATTGATGCCTATGTGCTATAATAACAGCACCATGCCTACCCTGTCAGACCCACAAAAGGAAGCACTGCGTAAAGAACGACTGCTCGCTGTTGTTAAATCACCGGAATACCGTGCCAAGATGAGCGCCAGATTGAAGGGCCGCGTGATTACATGGGGCGATAAGATTAGTGCGGCCAGCACAGGAAAGAAGATCGCACCGGAGACCGTGGCCAAACGTCGTGCGACGATGGCGGCGAAAGGCGGTTATCATCCCACGCCGGAAACGCGAGCGAAGCTTAGTGCCGTAAACAAAGGCAAAAAACAGCCAGTGGAAGCTGTTATCAAAACTGTAGCGGCCAACCGTGGTAGGAAGAATTCTGCGGAGGTGCGCGCCAGGATGTCTGCCGCCAGAAAAGGCAAAGGTGTAGGGCGCGTTATTGATGCAGCCACTGTAGAAAAGATTGCCGCAGCAAATCGTGGAAAGAAGCGTTCATTGGAACACAGGCGAAAGTTGTCAGCAATTCACATGGCGCGTTTCGCAACCGTTCCGCACAACGGCAAGAGACCAACACGCGCACTTAATCAATGTGGGTATGACATTTGGCGTGAGGCGGTGTTCGCCCGCGACAACAAGACCTGCACTGATTGCAAGGAACCTGGATTGAAGGTGATGGTACACCACATCAAGCCGTGGCGCTCACATCCGGAGTTGCGCTACGACGTGAGCAACGGCGTGACATTGTGCGCCAAGTGCCATGCGAAGGTTGATCCACATTACGCTCGATTCAATCCGAAGCTGAAAGGTGTAAATGCCTAAGATAGAGGATTTTGTAAACAATTTAACTTTTCAAAGCCTCGAACACCCGCTTGGCGCACTCGTGACGCTGGCCGACGAACGTTTGAAGCGGGAAGAGGAGAGCCGTCGTTACAGCGAAAAACTTGACCTACTCCGCGAGGAAGGAAAGATCCACGCCGACACGGCCAAGGAACTTCAGGCGCAACAAGAGAAATTCCTGGAACGCCAGAACGAGTTGAATCGGCAGAATGAACTGGCGAAGCAGGAGTCAATGAACAAGGCGCATATCGCGGCACTGACGGCAGCGGAGAAGGCGAAACTTGAGGCATTGCACCCGCGCAAGCCAGGTGAATCCGATGAGGACTGGCATGATCGCGTTGGTGCGGAGCAGGCAAAGCCGGTCAATGGATTGGTGCGTCAAATTGAATCCTTGCACAATGAGCAGCGAAAGTTGCTACAGCAGGACAATGATCAACGCATGGCAGCATCTGCCGCTCGTGCAGCGGGTGATGTGCGCGTTGACCCGGAGGTGATTAAGAATGTCAGCAGTGCGGCGAAGAAGCTGTTGGCCACGAACACACCAATTGACGCCATCGTTGAGCAATTGAAGAAGAGCAAGCGTGATGCGGACGCCAACCTTATTGCGCGGACCTATCAATCGCTGACGGACAAAAACCTTAACGACATCGACCCGCAGACGAAGCAACATGTCATCCCGCAGGACCCGACGTTAAAGGCGCGCATTGACACGTTGACGAACGAGATCGCGCAGAAGCACCAGTACGTTCAGGACATAGTTCGTCAGCCGGGTTTCCTCGGCATGGACAAAGTTAATTTCGGTGACGCATTGCAAGTTCCCCCGGCTGGTCGGCCGGGCAGTGGCGCTGCCTTCGACAGCGAAGAAGCCGCTCGTAGTTCGCTCGCGCCACTTGTCGCGCCGGGCGGCGGAGGCAACACGGCTGCGATTGCGCGGATACTTGGTGGCGGAGGCGGAGGCGCGGCTCCTCCGGGTGCTGGTGGAGCAAAGACCGCTGTGGCGCCGGGCGCTGGTGGTGCTGCGGATGCGGCTGAACCGGCTGCACCGGGCACGGCTGTTGGTCCGTTCTCTCCACAAGCAAATTGGATTCAACGAATACTTTCCGGTATTGGTGGAATTGGCGTTGGTCCGCACGGTGCAGGGCCAACCATCAGCGAACTACCGGGCGTGCTTGCTCAAGCTGGTGACACTGCGTTTGACGCGGGTGCGAACGCCGTGCTGGGCGGGTGGCAGGGAGCGCCACCTCCGCCCGTGCGCCCCGGTCGTCCTGCTCCGTTTCAAGGACCTGGCCAAGCCGGTCCAATGCCAGCGCCAGCCGCGCCCTATCCGGCTGCTCCAAGCCCGTCCATGCCGGGGATTGTAATGCAAAACCTGTTCGCGGGTGCTGTTCCGGATACCGGCCCAAGTCCTTCGCGGGCGATCCCGGAGCGCACGACGCCACAGGTTGCGTATATGGCTGCTCGGATATGGGGGCCGGATGCGCCGTCGTTGCTGTCGGCAGCAAAGAAGTTTTCTGACGCGAACGGCATCAGCGAAGACGAACAGACCCAAACGTTCAACGCAGCGCTGGGTGGCGATCCAACTGCTCAACAGCGGGTGGCCAATGTGTTGAACTGGTTGCGCGCTCAGGGTCCGCAGGCACCCAAGGTTGGTATGGGTAACATGCACCGTGCGGAATCTTACATTGCTCCTTATCAAGAAGGGACTCAGGGAAATCCATACGATGTAGGCAAGGCGATTGAAAACTTTGGCCGCGACCCGTGGCAACGCTAATGAGATAATGTGCCTAACAGCGTTCTACAATACTATCGTTCGCAGAACAACGATCCAAGATCCGACGAAGCAATCACGTTGGACCTCGGCAGCAAGTACCCTGAACTTCTTCAAGCTGCCCCGGATTTTGCAGCAGACTACAATTCGTTAAGCGCCACGATTGCCGAAGCGTACAAGCCCGGCATACCGGAATACACAAAGGAGATCCTTGGTTCAACGGTGCGCAGCGCAGCCGACGTTTTAGCTTCTCCTTTCAAAGCCATCGGCGTTGGCGCCTCCGCGTTGGCCAAGGCAACCGGCATTCCGTTCGGTGAACCGGAGGATGCACGGGAAACGTTGTCCTACAAAATCGGCCAGGGCATTGACGAACTTGCCGCGAAAGTCACACCTGAACCAGTCCCGGAATTGGAGGGATCCTTCTGGGCAAATAAACTGCCTTCCTACGTTGGTTCAGCGGCCGGGTTTATTGCCGGTGGTATCGGTGGCAGGTTGGTAACCGGGGCCGGAAAGTTTGCCAACCTTGCCCTTGAAGCCGGGACGAAGAAGCTGATTGAAGAAGGTGTCGTTAAAACGGCGGCAGAAGTTGCGGCGGATGACACGCTGAAGGAGCTGGCTTACAAGGCCGCGCCAAAGGCTTTGAAGTTGAAGAGCTGGGTGGCGGATAACGCGCCGATTGCCGCGCTTGGTTCGACGGCTCAGGGAGTCTCAGCGTACGAGGAAGCGTTATCGAAGGGCGCAACGCACGATCAGGCAGTGCAAAACTTCCTTTGGAACCTGCCCATCGGCGCCACGGAAATCATTCCGCTGACGAACATGTTGAAGCGGTTGGACGGGATTTCCGGTGGAGGGTTTACGAAAGCCCTTATTGAAGGTGCGAAGGAATCCTTTGAGAACGGAGTGCAGGAAGCCGGGCAACAGCTCCTGCAAAACGTCGTAGCAAAAGAAACGTACGACAAGGACCGTGACCTGCGCGATGAACTTGCAGAGAACGCGGCGGGCGGCGTTCTTACTGGGTTTTTGTTTTCGGTCGTTACCCATGCCTTAGGCAAAGCGAAAGGCGTTAAGACCCCTACTCCCCCCACTGCTTCACAAAAGGAGGCTGAGTCTGCTAAGGGAACCATCCCACCACCCGGAGGCGCGGCGGGAGGCGCTGCCGCGTCTCCTCCTGCAACGACGACAACGGCAACGACTGCGACAACGACAACCGTAACACCCGGATCAACGCCCGCCCTGCCAACCACCGGGATCCTCGGGCAGTACACCGGGAACGTTAACGAGGATACGCAATCCAGATTGGCGGAGTGGGCAAGTCAAGACATTGCCGGGACGTTGCCACTGGAGATTCAAACGCTGTTGGCGCAGATGCCACCAGATGTGCAGACCGCGTATGGGATTTTAAAACAACAAAAGCAGGCGCAGGCAGCGGCGGCTCCTACGACTACGGCAGTAACCGATACCGGCGCCACGCCACCAGTTGCCGGTGTGACGGCTACAACTGCCGCGCAACCAGTGCCACCGGCAGCACCAGCAGCACCAACAACTACAACTACAACCACGGAAGGGGGTGTTACAAATGCCGAAGAAGTACGAAGCGATACGGGACAAGCTACACCGGGAGGGGTTCCCGCTCAAAGCGGCCAAGCGGTCAGCAGCCCGGATCTACAACTCGCAGCGCAAACCGGGACAACGCCCAGTGACCAGGTCAACCAAGTAACAGCACCACCATCTCCGCAGCCGGGCGCCACGGCGGCTGCACCGACGGGTACGCCCGCACCCCCTGAAAGCCCGTCGCCAGCGACCACGACCGCTCCGGCTGCGGTTTCAACAACTACGGCGCCACACCCTGAGTCTATTGCCGCTGAGGCCGAGAGAAATCCAGCGTTAAAACAGCACCTTGCTGAGCTTGAGGCGGAGGCCAAGGCGCCGGGTGGAAAATTCGATTTCCAAAAAGGAGTTGTAACTGCTGATGAAGAGGCAAACCCCCATAAGCCCTGGTCTGAGGAATGGAACAAGCATGAAGCTCGTCCACCAAACTGGAAGCGGTTTTTCAAAGGCGCCAAGGTCGGAGCGGTAGCCGGGAAACCGTTCGTTTTAACGTCAACAAACATTTTTCTGCAAGATGCTGGAAGGTGGGTATCGAAGACGCTCTTCGCGGTAAATGACGACGGCACCAGAGCCACACTCCAAGACAACATTTTGCGTGGACAAGCGCAACCATTGACAGAGCATCAGCTAAGACCAGAGTTTGGTTTGGAGAAAGCTTTAGAAGAACTAACAAAAGAGTTCGGTGGCAAAGCGCATGGTCCTACTCTTGAACTTGCGGCTCCTCCTTCGTTCTCCACGCCGCAAGCCGTCTTTGATCAAACGGACTTTGCTGGTCATCCGTGGCAGGAACAAAAGCATGGCATCACAAAGGAACCGGCTTTCTTCCGTGTCACCCCGGAGGAAGCCAAGGACGTTAAGAAGCTTGGCGAACGGCTCACGGCGAATGCAGCCGGGGCGAATGTTCAAAAGAAATCGTTGACGCGACAGCTCACGTTCTTCTTGGACAACATCACCGGTCGTGTGTTTGGGCTTGGCACCTACAAGACTGCCGGAAAGGTTTACGTTGGCAGGTTGCAGGGTGATGCAAAGGGAAGTCAACTGGGCAACTTCCTGGCAAAGGAAACGGCCGGTGCTCCACGTTATACGGTGCTCGGCGCTGTGACGTTGGCAGCAAACAAAGCGGTTGACTCAACCAACGATCAGCACGGCATCGTCTTCAAGGACCAAGCGGCATTCGAAGAGTACGCTAAGTCTGCGGAAGAAATCCTCGGCACAGAGGCGGCGAAGACCGCAGCGGTTGAAGGTGAAAAGACCACCGTTGAGGGCGGCGAAGGCGAGCAGAAGACGGTGACACCGGTTGAGCCAACGACGCCAGCCGATGAGTTGCTTGCCAAAGAAGGTTTCACAGAGGATGAAGCCAGTTCATTGTTTTGGTCAGTTAGAAAAACCGGTGATCCAATTGTTAACATCACCAAGCAGGCGCACTCTGACGAAGATGTGCGTGTCGCACTCCAAAAAATCGTAACCCTTTTCACTACTCATGGCGCAAAAACTGAAGAGCAAATCGTCGCAGCACTCCGCGTCTTCATTGTGGACTCGAAAACAAAGGCTGGAGGAAGCAAGGAAGAGTTTGCGAAACATCTCACATCAGCAATCAGGGAAGAAGCTGCTCGAAACTTTGAGGGCTTTTGGAGCAGTACCGGACGCGCTCAAAAGACCGCCGCCACCACAACAACCAGTGGGTCAGTTTCCGGTAGTACTACCGGAGCAAAACCTGGGGCAGCAGGAGTGGCAGGACAAACTGCTCAGTCTGGAGCAGGCGGAGCAGCAGGGGGGCAGACAACCTCCGCCCAAGCATTAACCCCGGAGCAAAAAGCCGCTAAGCTGGAGGAGCTGAAGAAGGCGTTGGGGATGGGTGAGGAAGAACCGGCAGCTCCAACTGCACTGAAACCGGGCGATTTCGTGGAGGTTAAAAACGCCAAAGGTGGCGGGAGTTTTGTTGGCAGAGTGGAGGCCGTGTTAACAAACAACGTTGAGATTTCATACTCAACTGGAATACCCGGTGAACCACGAGTGACAATTCAGGTCAAGGCGGGGGACATTCTTCGGCGTGCTGGTGGTGGTGAGGTGCGTGGGCATCGCGGCACCATCGAACCTAACCGCGCCACATCCAACGAAGTCACATCCGCCTTCAACGCCACCGTCAACTCGTTAGCCAACGCAGGTTACAACGTAACCATCGTTCACCAGGAAGCGGCAGGCATGGTGCAGGAGATGGGCGCCATTGATAACGCAACGCAGACGGTGACGATGGTGTTAAGCAACGTAACGGAACCGACATTAACTAACCTATACCATCTTAACGCGGAAGTCTCCCATGCAGTGTTCGCGCAATTACCGGCGGGTGAACAAGCGTTGTTGCAGGATGCAATTAAAGGCGCCACCGATGATTTCCTTGGCATCACGGCGGAACTTCCATTGTCGAAGGGTGTCCCAGCCGAACAACGTTCCGCCGTGCAGCAAGAGGAACGGCTCGTTGATACCGTGGCCAAGCGTATCACTGCGGCTGGGTTTAATCCGGCTCGTGCGCGTGGGCTTGCGCAGGCGTTCTGGCGGTTCCTGAAAAACATTTACTACCGTGCTGCGTTGGCCATGCAGCGAGCGTGGTTCGGCAAGGACATGGGGCAACGTGGTGCGGAACTGGCAACTGCGTACTTACAAAATCGCGTTGAGTCGTTCTTGGCCGGGAATGTTAGCCCGTTGTCGTTCACGTCGTTCATGGGTGGGCCTGCGCCGAAGATAACGGATCGCACGGAGTGGGGACGTGGTAACCATGCGAACGGATTCTCTGCGTTGACGTGGTTCTACAATCCGCGAAGTGGCGGTATCGAAGTGCAGGAAGCAGACCCGGACACAGCGGCAGCAGTGTTCCAGAACTTGGAGAACGCTACGATACGGTATCACGCGCCACGCACCAGGAACCAGCCGGGCCAACCATCCGCCGACGTGACGCCAGCCATCGTTACGACAGCCATAGCTGCTAATAACGAGTTCAACGATTTCATAACGAAGGCGTTTGCCGACTACAATGCGCAGGGCAACAACATTGCTGGCCAAACCTTCGATGATTTTAAAGCGGAGCACATGCCGTCGCACATGGATGAACCGGTTGCGATGATTGCCACGCTGCGTCAGGGCGTTGCGAACCTAGGCCAAACTCCGCCACCGGCCAACCAGCGCATGGCCACGTTGAACGAAGCAACACGCCGCGAGGTGGCAATTCAAGCGGCTGGTAAGATCAGCAAGTGGATTGGCAATTTCTTTGCGAAGGTTAACGAAGCCCGCGCTGACGTTGACGTTAACCAGAGCGGGGCGGCTCAAAGGGTCATCAGGAACGTAAGTAAAATAAACGATGCCACGCAGCGGTATCAGGATGCGCATTTGGCGTTTGCTGATTTGAAGAAGGACGTGCTGACGTGGATTAAATGGCTGCGAACGAACGCTGGCAACGCAGCAAAGCTGGCCGCGAAAGAAGAACAAATTGCAGGAGTTATCGAAGTCATCGAGGGCAAGTTGGATCAGCCGATTGCCGGTGCCTACGCAACGGCGATGGATAGATTGGCGAGGGCGTTCACCGGGGTTAAGCAGGAGAGCTTCATTAGCTTAATACGCTACCTTGCTGATAACCCGAATTTTGTCTGGTCCGACATGAGCGTGAAGGAGATTAAGGATACGTTGCGCGACACGCTCAACGGCGCCATCAACCCGAATGCTCCGATGATTGACGAGCTGCGCGCTGATACGGAGGACGGAAAGGCGTTGCTGTCTATCGTAACGTTGTTCCTAAAACGCAACGACCTTGCTGTGCAGATGCTGGGATTGTCGGCGGAACAGAACTACGAGGACAAGTTGGAGATTAACGCCGCATTGAAGGTGGCGCTGAGCGATCAGAAGGAAGCTTTCCGCATGGCTCGAAACATGTTGACCAAGCAGAACCGCGCACAGATTAAAGCGCGTCGTTTGTTGGACAAGCTGGAGGCTTACAAAAAGCAACAGTACGAGGACATGGCCACCGTTGAAAGGGCCAAGAACTTGTTAAGCTTTTACTATGGTCCTCCGGGTGCGCCACAGGTTGGCCTTGGTGAGAAGGTTAACGAATACCTGGCGCCATACGAGCGGGAGATTGGCGCGGTGGACGAACACTTCGAAGCACTGCCCGGCTCTGAGATGCTTACGGTCGTTACTAAAAACGATGACCTGCGCACCATCATGGTTGTTAACCCGCGCCAGAAATATCAGGTTCAACGTGACGGCGCGGAGAACGATCAGCTAAAACGAAGTCTGCAACTCATGAAGGAGTGGATTGATGCGCACGGCCCTGGCACGCCTGAGTACGGAAGCGCAGTCTACAATCGGTTGGCGACACAGATTGCCAAGCTGAGGGAGAACAAGGTGCAGTCGCAGATGGATCGTGGCGTGACTTCTTTCATGCAGCGTAACTTTGGGAACATGGCCAAGGTGCTGGACATGACCGGCCTTCCGGAGATGAAGGCGTTTGCTCGCCAGCTCCGTGACTGGGTGCGCAATCATTTCCTGACGAGGGAAGCTGATCAAGTCAGGGCGGTGAAGTGGTCAACCGCGTTGAACAAGGCCATCAAAGCGTTCCCCGGTTTCAGCCGGAAACATTTCGAACGGTTCTTGGAACAATACTACGATGCAGCCTTGGACTATATCAGTCGCCGTGCCGACTTGATGGTTGGTCCTGCCGGAGAAACAGAGGATACAATCGTTAACCGGCAACTGGCTGCGGTTCGGACCTTCTTCAATCTGCCCGGTCACCAGTGGGCAGCGCTGGAGAACCTTCTGCGGACCACGTTCGACATCAATAAGGAATACGTCACGTTCATTCAAGAGAACGGCGGGAAGATTAAGGATGATGACTTAAACTTTTTTCGCTCGTTCCGTGGACTGCGGAGCGAAGTCGGCAGAACGTTCTCTGCGTTGCTGCACGGTATCTACACGGAGATGCAGCACGGCAACGGCATCGAGAAGGGCGCGTGGGCCACGTCACCGATGGACGTTAAGACGCTGGCCAGCGAATACGAAAACCGTCCAGCACTGGCGGCGAAGCTGGCACCGTTGTTTACGAAGAACGTTTGGGACCGGTTCCTTGCACCGTTGGCCCGGCGTCCAGGGCAAGCAGCATTCGACGCTGTGCCGGACCATACCGGGTTCACGCACTTGGCAACCGTTCAGCAGGTCACGGATGCCTTCAATAATGCGCCGGTTGGTGACGTGTTGAAGTTCGCTGAGAACCTGTTTGATGCCACGGCACCGGCTGGTCCTACGTTTCCGCCAGAGAGAGCTGCGTTCGTGGCGAAGACGCTGGGCACCATACAAACCTACTACGACTCAATTCACGGAGCGATGTCCGATCAGGCCAACGCTGTCGGAAAAACGGTGGTGCCGGTGCAGCATCTCATGATGGATGCACGCAAGATGAATGAGTTGCCAAAGGAATGGGTGCGTTACCACAGGTACGACATCCAAGGAACGCGTGCGTTATCCTCGCAGCTCGCCTTGCACTTGGCCTTCGGGCGGAACATGGAAGTTGCGTTAAAGGAATTCCAGCTCGCAAAGGATCACTTCAGCATTCGATCCGAAAAGCTTGGCATGGTCCGCAGGAGAGCGGAAGAAGCTATTGCGGCGGGAACGATAACGAAGAAGGACGAGAAGGCATACATTGAAGCACAGGCACTGGCCGAAGGGTTCACGTTGGCTCAGCTCAACGACGCTGCGCGCATCCTGCATTCCATTACGAAGGAGGAGAAAAACTTTCTGAACTGGGTGAAGTTGCGCGGCGGTGTGCTGGTGGATTTCCGGCCGTTCGCGGAGGCGATGCAGACCATGACTACGGCCGTGTTGCAGGGGCCAAAGACTGCATTCTTTGATACGACGGCGATGTTCAAACCGCTGCAAATCTACGGCGGCTTTTCTAAACTCGGCTGGGAGCAGACTGCGAAAAGTGTTATTGGTTTTGGAAAGGAAGCCATCGGCAGTTTCCTTCAGGCGTTCAACATCACCATGAACTGGGAGGCTGAGCATATTGCCATGTGGCATGAGCTTAACCAGCAACCGCACGCCGACGTTACAAGGTTGAAGGACCGTATCCTTGCAGCCGCGCTCGCATACCCAGCCGATGATGCGGCAACGATTCTTCAAAAGGTTGGACGTGGTGTGTCAATTTTAAGCCGCGTGTCCCGGGAAATAATCAGCAGCCCGGTTCCAACTCCTGCAAAGGGTTCGAAGTTTACGAAGCTGAAGTTTGCCTTGTTCAACTTGGAGTCGTCTATTGCCCATGCCGCTTCGGTGCGCGCCGTGTGGAGCATGACGGAACGGCTGGTGACGCGGGCGGCGAAGTGGATAGAGAACCAAGCTCCGCCCGGCACGTTAAATGATCCGACGTTCCAGTTCGATGGTTCGCACGCAAGGTTGTTCAACTTGGGCCAGCGTGAGTTTGAGCGGTACATCGCCATGTTGGAACAGCACGGTGGCCTTACGCTGGAGGACATGGCCAAGGATTACATTGGTCGTGGCACGACTGGGCAGGTGCTGACGAAGGAGCAATACCAGCATCTCTTGGTCATCGGCCCGACAGAGATTACCGGTGAGTCTTCCATCGCCACACGGCCGTCTGCCCTTGCGTCCTCCGCTTACTTCGGTGTGCTGGCGCCATTGACCGGCTGGGCGATTGGCCAGATGGCATCGTTGGACACCATCTATCGGGACCAGATTACCGGCGAGCGGCACGGCATGTGGCTGACGCTGCAACGTGGACTGTTCGCTGCGTTGCCCCTCGTTGGCGTGGCACTGGCGTATTCCCTGTTGGCAGACCGGTGGGATGAAGACGTGCTGAAGAAGAAGGCCAACCGCATGTCGTTATGGGGAGACAACTTGGCGATGGCGATGTTGGACCGGGTGGCCACAGTTGGATCCCTTGGCATCATCGGTGACGCGGCTAACGCCTACATCAATCAATCGACGGCCAGGCCGTTCACGGTTGATTCTCGGGTGTTCTTCGTCAACTCGCTGACTTCCATCATGGACACCATGGGTGGATGGATATTCCACCAGGGCGGGCCGGGCACATACGCCACCGTGTACCGTCCATTGTTCGCTGCGATGGGTGGCAGCGGGGCCTTGCAATGGTTGGACGCGCTGAACGGTATCTTCGGATTCGACAACGCAGAGGCACGCGTCACGGCCCGGTTAAACGTGAACAATTGGTTACGAGTTGCCGGGCGCGCAGAACAGCTCCCGGTGCGCAAAGGGGCAAGCGCATCAGGGGATTACGTTCCCAACCGAACGACGCCTTATATCCGAGAGATGATGCTGTCCGCGCTGGCCAACGACAGCGGAGCTTTTGCCGAAGCGTACGCCGATGCCATTGCTGCGGCGAAGGAAGACGGGCGGGTGGATGCGAAGGATTACGTTCGTCGTGCCTTCTCGTTTCAACATCCGCTGCGCTCTGTTTTTCAAACGCCGCCCTCCTCAAAAGATTATCATTCCTTGCTGAGGGCGCTGCCAGATAATGGCCAGCAGGCAGTTACGGAATCAATAAGGCTGTTCAACCGGTACGGGGAACGTCTTGGCATCGCCCCGTTTACAGGGCAACCAACGTCGTCGCTGCGGCCGGATCGTACGGAGTTGTTGCGGCGCCAGGCTGGTGAGGTTTTCAGCCTTCAGAACGCGCTGTCGTTTTAATTATTGCGTTCTGTCACCCTTCGTTTAGGGTGACGACACCATGCCCGCCGGGACGGTTTTTAATTTATGAGCAACATATTTCTTTCGTTAACGTTCGGCGGAGACACACCGGCAAGGTTAAGTCCCATTGGTGTTGTAAGCATGGATCGTGTTGTTGGCACCGATGAGGTCCTTGTCGTAACCGATGGCATTCATGGACTTCAAACCCCGTTTGATCGGGTGTTCATCTCCGGCGCTGTAGAACCGGAGTTCAATACGGGCGGCGAGGCAATGCACCGGATGTATGGAGAAGAGGTTATTGTAACCGGACCAGACACGTTCTCCATGCGCCTGCGTGGCGACACGGCATCGGCAAGCGGGACCATCGTTTGCCTGCGCGACATTTGGCACAAGAAAAAGCTGGAGGTTTCGGTGGAGGGAACAAAGCCATTGGACGACTTGGATGGGAAGCTTTTGTTCCTGCCGGAAGTGGACGTGCTGCCAACGTATGCCACGGGTTATTCTGATGGGCAGGCGGCTGGGTTAGCGGCTGGAGCGCTTGTCGATGTTACTTATCAGTCAAGAGGCCCCGCTGAAAATGTGGTTACGACAAAGATCGGGAGCACGGTTGTATCTGATGTTACCCTTACGGGACCCGGACTGGCATTTTACATACACGACGAGCCGGACTTGGCCGTAATTGATTTTCCGAATCTGACCAGTACCAGCGCTAATGGGATTGTGTTTAATAGCAATCCAAACTTGGCTTATGTGGGACTTGATGTATTTGCAAGTGGTGCGCTGGAAATTACTGGAAGCCCGAAGCTTCGTGGATTGTACCTTCCAGCGCTGACAGCGATTACTAGCTCGTTGAGATTGAATGCTAACCAGCTTTGCGCTGTTAATCTGCCGCTCTTAACGTCCGTCACACTAGACTTCATTTATTACAACCAGTTAAGTCCAACGCTTCTGAAAATATATGCGCCATTGCTTGCTACAATCGGCGGCAACTTGGCTGGAGCAGGTAATCCAGCGCTGACGGAAGTTTACTATCCGTCATTGGTGAGCGTCAGCGGGCCTGATGGCATTAACTACCAGGACTGCACTGCGTTGGTTGAGGTTCACTTTCCATCGCTTGTTCCTGTGAATGGGAAACCGATTGTGTTCGATAATTGCGCGTTGAACGAGGAGAGCGTTGACGGAATCCTGGCTCGCTGCGTGGCTAACGCTGCTTATGTTTCTGGAACTGTCAACTTGGCTGGCGGAACAAGCGCACCACCGAGCGTTACTGGCGCAGCGGACAAGGCCACACTCATTGGACGCGGAGTTACGGTAACCACGAACTAATATGCGAAACGGATTTCTAACACTTTCGGTTGGCGGGTCCACGCCGGATCGCTTAACCACCATCGGCATCACCAGCATGGAGCGAGTTGGTGATACGCAGAAAGTTGTGGTCACCACGGATGGTGATCACAACCTGCAAAACGGAACGAGGGTTTACATTTCTGGAGCAAAGGAGGACGAGTTCAACACGCCAAAAGGAGAAGCGGCCATCGTCACAGACACGGATACATTCGTAATTCGTGTGCCGGGTTCATCGGCCGAAGCCACAACGGACGACGCCATTTCGTTGACCTGCGAGATGTGGCGTAAGAAGAAGGTTGAGTTGAATGTGCAGGGCGGGCCGATGTTGGATAATTTGCATGGCACGAAATTGTACCTGCCCGCTGATGGTACAGGTGGCGCTGACGTTGTTGTTACACCATCGGACAAGGCTGGCAACCTTGGCTTATTCGTTTATCAAGCTGATGACAATGACATTACTGACTTGGTGATAAACCATGTGTCAGCTAAGCAAGGCTACGACTTTGAGAGCATGAACCAATTGCTCAGCCTTTCATTCCCGCTGTTAACGACGCTTGAAGCAAGCAGTTATTTTTATCTTCGTATTTGCCCGCTTTTGGCTTCACTGCTTTTCCCCGCGTTGAAAGTGATCGGCGGCAATTTCAATGTTATTACTTGTGATTCTCTCACGGAGCTTAATTTCCCGGAGCTTACAACGTGTCATGGGATGTCTTTTGCAGGTGCCGCATTACTGGAGCAGATATTACTGCCATCGCTTGGTACAGCTACGGACGGAGCAGTGGAGGTCAGCAATTGCCCATCGCTTACGACGTTGTCCGTCCCGTTGCTGGAGACGTGTGGCGCGTTTATTTTTCAGCCAGCCGGGTCAGTTCATCCTTCGCTTTCATTGCCAGCGCTGACGACGATTAACACTGGTGGACAGATAAGCATTTCGGCTGTATCGGCATTATCAATTCCGTTGTTGGAGACCTGCAACGCGCTGACGATTGAGGCCACCAACTTAACGACAATTGACTCAACCGTTCTGGCCAGTTTAACCACCTGCACGGCTTTGACTTTTCAAAACAATACCCTGCTTACGACCGTCAATCTTCCGCTCCTGGTTGCCGCAACTGGTGGCATAACCATAAAGTCCAACGTGTTGCTAACCACCCTCACTCTGGCTAACTACGTGGCAACTGCCGGTGTCAATTATGATTTCACTGGCAATTCGCTAAATGCAGCTAGTGTGAATGCCATCCTTGCCTTCTTGATAGCTACACCAACATGGGGCACAACTGGCGAGACGGTGCTGCTCAACGGCGGAACTAATGCGCAGCCAACCGGCCAGGGATTAACTGATGCGGCGGCGTTAGTAACACGCGGTGCTACGGTGACAACGAACTGAACGATCATGGCGTTAACAAATGAGCAACGAACGTGAACCGGAAGGAGACACAGACCTGTTTGAGCGCTCCCAGTTTCCGGCTGTGGAGCGGCCTGCGTTTCAACCACGGATCCCACCAGACCTTTTGGATTCACCGAACCTCACTCGGCGCGAGCGTGAAGTCGTTGCGACGCTGGACATGATGGCTCAGCAGTCGGATTTCAACACGGCGCAAATGCTCCTGTTGAACAAGCAGGTGCGAACACTGGAGTACAGACTATGGAAACAGGAAAGATGGCGGTCACTGCTAGTAAGCAAATGGTCGATACCGGCCTATCTCGCACTGCTGGGACTTCCGGTCATAGTAAGCAAAGTCATAGAGAACTGGCTCAAGCATTAGTCGAAATGGATAGAATGCTGAAATACGTGCAGAAACTAGCGGCTACACTGGCCAGATCGCCAAAGGTGTTGCTGGTGGAGGACGAAGCGGAGGAGGGCGAACTGTCCAAAATAGCATTGTCAAACCAGGGATGCACGGTGTTCTGGCATAAGTCCGTGGATGACGCGGTTGGATTTCTGCGAAGCGCCACCGACGCCGTTGACCTGATGTTCCTTGATTTGAAACTGCAAAACAGAAGCGGCGTTGACGTGCTCAAAGCCGCCAAGCAGGTGTGTCCGAATGTTCCGGTAGTCATCGTCACCGGTCATGCGCGCAGCGAGGATTTGCAGGATGCCATGAAGATCGGGTACGTTGGCATCATCGAAAAGCCGCTGACACATACGAACCTCGGAGAGGTATTCAAAGCACACAAGATCGAATTGTGATTGTCAGTTATGGGGCAGGGGTATGGTCCTTGGTATGGACTATGGGGATAATTCGCTACACGGTGCGCTGGGATGAGCAAAAGCGAAAGTGGTGTGTGCGAGGAAAGATTGACAACAAGTACGGGTATGAGGTTGAGCGGTGCTTTGATTATGAATGGCAGGCGAACGAAGAGCTGGAGAAACTTTTGAAAAACAACAAGGCTAACTGATGCCACCGAACTGGAGAACCACACTGGGAGGCGCCATTGGAACGCTTGGCACGGCATTGATGGGCGTTGGCATGCTGCCGATGCTGGCTGGCGGCGCTCCAAACCGGGTGCTTTGGTGGACTGCTTTCGTTGGGTTCCTGCTCAATTGCGCTGGCGGATTCGTTGGTCACTTGTATGCCACCGACGCATCTGCCGTCATTGAACTGATGAAAAAGTGCGGCATCGACACCAGCTTTTGGACAAACAAGAAATGACCCGCGCTCTCGCCATCATCCTGCTCATTGTTGTTCCAGCCATTGCACTGGACACATGGTTTTATTTCCTGCCGAACCCGGACTCCGATCAGGTAACCGAGTACAAGGTTTACGAACGGACTGGCACCAACTATACTTATCTTCTCAGTGTCTTGCCATCGGCAGACCCACAGCTCATGGCTTACGTTTCGAACGTGACGGCTGGCACCCATTACTATATTGTCACGGCGGTCAACGTTGACGGAGAGTCGGACCCAAGTGTTGACTTTGAAAGCTTTATCCCGGCCGCGCCAACTGCACCAACCTTCACCACCACCCTCACCCCGTAATTATCCCATGAAGAATCTAATTGGATTCCTGTTGCTTCTCATTGTCACCAACGTTTACGCGATGGATGTCGTGTTCAACTGGCCGTTGAATGATCCAAACCAAGCCATCGCAGGGTACTGTATTTTTGAGCAGGTGAACGGGACATGGGTTCGGAAGCTGGACGTTGGCGTTACCAACAGCGCGGTCCTTGTCAGCGTGATGCCTGGATTCCATACCTACGCGATGAGCTGCACCAACCAGTGGCAGTCCAGTCCGCTCAGCGCGCCGGTTATACAACTTGTCCCGCTTACGCCAACGCCACCGGGTCCGATCATTATCAACCTGCGAGCGGAGATTGAGCAGGCGCCGTCACTGGCCGGGCCGTTTGAAAACATTTCCACGCTGTTTCTGCCGTTTACCAACAACAACACGTTTGCATTTTATCGCGTTAAACTCCAAGCCATACCATGATCACCAACACCCTCCTCCTCGCCACCGTTATCTTCAACACCAACTGTCTGCCGTCCGGAGGCTGGGCTAATGGCAACTACGAGGAAACCTGCATCATCGAACGCCAAGTGCTAATCGTTAATGCGCATCTGCCAGATGGCAGTATCTACAACAGTGACCGCAAGGACCACATCGGTACCTTCCGGCGCACGTTCAACGCCGCGCATCAACTGATCTCTGAAACGCCGGTTCAATGGATGCCGGACATGATGACGCCGACGCAGCCTTCCGTTGTGTCCACTCCCCTTGGGTTACTTCCCATCGGGGTCCGGCCAAGTCCACCGTTGCCGGGCACCATCCCGGTAGTTCCGCATCAGCCACAACCTCAACCACCAAGTCCATGAATACGAAAACGCGCTTCACGTTCTACAAGGACGACGACCGGCAATGGAGATGGCGGGCGAAGCGCAGCGGTCGTATCGTTGGCGATTCGGGAGAAGGTTATCACAACCGCAAGGATTGCGAGCTTGGCTTGGCCAATCTCCTTGCTTCCGTCATCGTCAACAACTACTCGGTGACACGGCCAATCACGAAGTTGTTCAGCCGTGCTGGTCGTGGATTGGGTCGTGGATGTAATGCTCCGTCATCTCGACGGAAGCGTGCCCGAGTCGCTGTCTGATGTGTTCCATCGGCACCTTGCGCGCCCTTAACCGTGTGGCGTAACTATGGCGCAGGGAGTGGAAGGTGTAGCCTTCTATTCCCTGCCGCTTCAGGTGGCGCCGGAACGCTTGGAATAAGGCGGTTCGCTTGTATGGATCCGAATACAACTGCTGCATATCCGGGAACACCCAAGGCGAGCCGGTCTTCGGCGCAGTGCGCAGCAACGCTTGCAGGCCCGGTTTAATCTTCAGCTCCACTCTGGTATCGGTCTTGTCCGTCCAGACCACCAGCTTGCCAGCCACGGCGATTGACGACCACTCCAACTGGCAGATGTCACCAAGCCGCAGGCCGGTCTCCCAAGCCAACTGCGTGGCGCACCTCCAGAACAGGTTCTCGGCAATCAGCTTCCTCAAACGCTCTCGCTTTGCCAAATGCGCCGGAAGGTACGTGCCTTCCTTGATCGCCAGCTCATGCGCAGCGTAAGCCTTTTCGCTGAGGACCTTCAGCTCCGCTCTCTCAGCATCGTAAGCCTTCGTGATGATGTCCACCAAGTCTTGCGTCAAAGGCTGCGCTGACTTGGTTTCCTTCTGTTCAAGCAGCAGGTTGTCCATGCGAACGCGGATCTCCCGGCACGGATTACCAACGCAGTAGTTACGGCCTTCGCAGAAGTGGAAGAACCCACGGAGGCAGGATAACTTCAATTCCCTGGTTGACGCTTTGTTGGTGTTCTCCGTATTGATCCACCGGTCCACGTCCAGTGCCGTCATTTCATGGACGGCGCGCTGCTCCAGCTTCATCTTCCTGATCCACCCTCGCATCACCTGCTCCATGTTGAGGACGTGCTTGGGTGACGAGTGCAGCTTCAGCCAGTCAACCCATTCCTTGAGGGATTCCTTCATCGACATGCGCTGGGCCAGTACGACCTGTGCGATCACGTCCCGCTTTATGACTCCGATCTTCGCAATCAATTCGGCCTTTTCAATGTTTGCCTCTGCCGCAATTTCCTTGGCTTCGGCTAGGTTTGTGGTTCGCAGATTGATTGTCCGCTTACCGTTGCTTGTTATGACGCGGGCGACAAAAATTCCGGCCGCGTTTTTCTCTATCTTCATTACTACCTTTCGTTACTACTACCATGTATTTGTTTTGTCCATCGTTCAATGAGTGGCAACCACCTGGTCTGCCATTCGGGATCCCTTTTGAGGTGACCCCAGTTCGGTTCCCTGCGTAGGTATTCCGAAATTCTGTGCATTTCTTTGTAGTCCTCAAAGTCTACCTTGCATCCCTCCAAGAACTTTTGCATCGTCCAGATGTCCACCCCCGTCCAGTCAGTGAGTTGCGATAACGCCCTCACCAACTGGCAAGGCAGACCGGATTCGGAGGCAATCTCTTCATCGGTCATCAACCGGGAACCTCTCCGCCGCGCCAGCATTCGAACCAGACACGGCGGGAGGTTTTCCGCTTTCGACCAGAACGTAATTCTCATACGATTATGCGCTCTGTTGCAATCTGCATGCCTGGCTTGTTCATTCCTTTTGTTGCAACTGGCACGCTTGGCTGCTCGGCGTAATTGTTGCTATTGAACACGTTGGCTGCTCGCAAGCTATGTTGCTATCGCGGTTCTTGGCCTCGCTCAAGTTCCTTGTTGCCATTGAGCAGCGTAACTGATCGTTCAACGAACTTGTTGCTATTGCATCACAGGACTCGTTCAGTGGCATTGTTGCGATTACATGATGTGACTTTAACTATTCGTATGTTGCCAGCTTTTCTCGTGGCTGCACGTACGGCTTGTTGCTAATCCGGACGATGGCTGGCGTGCATGGTTGTTGTTGCGAGCGAACGTCATGACTGACGTGCGTGACTTTTGTTGCTATCTCGTGACATGACTAATCCACCCACCACTCCGGCCATTCAGCCTTCAACTTTTCAATGAGCGGCTTGAACTCCTCGAACAGCTCCAGATTCGGTGGTTTAATAAGGTGTGTGTGGCCCAGTGGCTTGAGATATACGAGTGCATACGGTGCTGGCGGCAAGGTCTTGAAGTGGCACCAATAGGCCACCAATTGCCAATGACTCAGCAAAACTTTGACCGTGTATCTCATGGCCCTAGCGTGCAAGTGCGCATCCGGCAGATACCCTTGGATGTAGGCTTTGTAAGCATCGGTGCTCTTGCCGATCTTGAAGTCCTTCAACTTCTGAGCGGCTTGGTCTGCGAACTTTTTCTGAGAGTTGTAAGCGATCTCCTGCGCCTTGCGCTTCTTGTAGATTGCTCCGTAGAAGCAGTCGTCACGGCCAGAGAACTTCACGAACATATCGCTGCACTTCCAACACGCCGTCTTGAACCTCGCGTTCCACGGACAACGCGCCATTGCTTTACGCAGGGCTTCGCCTGTCATCACCGGGTTGCCAGTCTTGTCGCGCATGAGCGCCGTTAACAACTCCGGCGTGGTGTTCACTTTCTCGGCTGCTTCAATGATCATTTCCTCCAACGAAGCGTCCTTCAGAGTGTCGTAAAGCGCATTCGCTTTCTTCACGCCCAGCCATTTCTTTGTCGGGTCAAGCCCGGCGAACCGTTGAAGTTTACCGGCTGTCGTTGCGCGCTCCGGGTTCGTATTACTCATTAACGCTGCCGCCAGCACCGGGCCGATGCCAACCAGCGACATCAACCACCGGCCCTCCAGCCTTGAGTTGGCGTATTCAAACAATGCCGCCTTGACTTGGTTTTCCAGAACGCCGCTCTTGTCGGTCAACCATTGCAGCACGGTGTTTGGTTCCTTCGACTCTGTCATCGCCCGCACCTGGCCAGCGGCACGGATGCGATTGGACTGGAGAGTATAGTATTGATCTACCGTAAATCTCACTTCCTTCGGTGTCATTAATTTTACAGCCTCTTTCAAATCCTTAGATAGTCTCATGACTAATTCGGATTCATCAAAGTCAGTGAGTAATATCTTGATGGCCACGCCGCAGTTCGGACAATTTGCTTGTTTTTCTTGCATGGTATCTAACCTTTCATTGTTGTTGTTGCTAACCTTGGAATATGCTTCCACTTGATGCACTTCCTAATTGAATAGACTACATACTTTGTTACTCCGTAACACTTAGCTAGTTTCTCATCGAATCCTGGACGATACTCTGTGCTGTTAAGAATGGAGATAATCTCAATGACCTGCGCTTCACTTAGCTTGCACATGCCGTGTGCTGTCCCACGCGGCACGAGTTCTGGATGCTGGCGCCATGGGTGGTTGTCTCCACAGAGATGCCCCTGCCGTGCTCGTCCTTTTGCTATTTTGTCTCTGGCATTATCCAAGTGAGTGCCAAGGCTCAGATGCTTTGGATTCACGCACGGTGGCGTGTCGCAGGAATGCATGACAAGTAAACTTGGCAGCTCGCCGTGCGTCAGAAACCACGCTACACGGTGTGTGCTTATCGGTTGTTGGGAGAGATACCTCCACGATAGAGTTCCATATCCCTGATCATCGAGTGCCCTCAGCCAAAGCCAACACTCATTTGGTTCACCAATACTGACGCAACTCCAGAAATGTTTTCTGAATTGCTCTAAGCTTCTTGTTGGTGTGCCGGTTGGCCGTGAGCCTGGCGGGTGTGAGTTCCAGTGCCCGTTTTTCTCTCCGATAGGATGCTCCAATTGAAGAGTTCCGTGTTTTCTCATTCGTTGGTAATGACACAGGCACAAACCAACGGCCGCTACTTCTCTGTTGCATCCATCCACTAAGCACGCATTACATCTATACTGCACCATACTCTTTCGTTTGTTAACTATGTCGTTGTTGCTATCTTGCGTTTTGTTTTACGAACTTTGTTTGTGTTGCGATCACTTTGTCTGTCTTTGGAACTTTGTTTGTGTTGCTACTATCGTCGTTGATTGACGAACTACGTCGTTGTTGCTAACAGAAGCTCTGGCTTTGCGTTCTGACATTATGTTGCTATTACGTTTTATAACTACGTTGAGCTTCCTTGTTGCTACTTTCCCGGATGGCTTTCATCTTGGAAACTTTTTACCCACCATTGCCTGGCCGGTGGCCAGATGTCGTCGTGGAAAACGTGGCAGTAACCGCAGTAGTGATGCGCAATGTCGTTTGGATTGGACGACGCTCGTTTGCAGCGCAGGCAGATGATGCTTTTTGTGTCGGGCGAAATCTCATAGGTTGGATAATACGACAGGCACCCACGGCAGGTGACTTCGTCCCAGTTGTCGGACCATTTGTGATCCTCCGGCCATTCAGCCGGTGGCATTGGCAAACCGCAGGCTGCGTGCCCGTGGCGCATGTGATGGATGACGCTCATACCGGCGCCAGCTCCTTGTCATCTTCAATGATGTTGACGGCGCGCACGTCTTCTTCGATGTAAATGTCAGAGGCTTTTGTGAACGGACGCCTGAACCCGAAGAGCGGCAGCAGTTCCGCGACGAGGTGTTCGTTCGGATAATTCTTTGGCTTATCACCAGGCTCTGGCGACACCGATATACTGATGTGCCTGCACCATCCCAGCGGTGGCAGTTGCTCTTCAATGGTGAAGCAGCATCGGACGCCGACCGGCAGAACGCAGGCGAACGGCAGCTTGTCTCCAATTGGTATGTTTTGTTCCACCATTTTCACCAGTTCTTTGTAGGTGATTGGGTGTGCCATTGCGTGATCGACGACACACTTTATTTTGGCTTTGGAACTCTCGTCGATGATTAGAACACGGAGGAGCATGGTAGTAAAAAGGAGGACGGCTGGAAGGTTTTGCGGCGGTAGTCGGTGCCGTGCGCTTCGTTTCCTAGACACGCTTCCACCCAGCCGTCCGAAGGTTAAAGGTTTCGGGTCATGTTGTCAACGAACTTTGTAGTCAAACCCACGGATCGAAGTTCCATGGAACCCGCCGTGCTTCTGCCTGGACTCACTGCGTACCGCAGCGATACGGTAGCGCAGCACATGCCGTCGTTTCCGCTCGGCTTCCGACTTCCGTATTGCATCGTTATGGCTGTCGGCTTCGACAACCCACGATGAGACAATCCGTTGGCCGCGCAGATGCTGAATTTCGTAAGTCATTATATTATATTCCTTTCCACGTTTTGTTATGAACTATATTCCAGATGTGTGCTTCGTGAACTCCGAACGCTATGGCAAGTGATCGTTGCATCATGCCACCAGCGACGGCTTCTCTTATGTGTTTTACGTCTGCTTCAGTCAGCTTGCAGTTCCTGCTGTTGCGGCCCTGCTGAGTGCGCGTTGCCCAAACACAATTTTCCGGTGTGTAATTTCCATCGTTATCCTTTCGTTCGATTGTTAGACCCGGTGCCCATCCATTTTGCAACGACCACCGCACAAACGCGGCCGGATCGTCAAGCCATTCTTGGCAAATCGTAATGCCGCGCCCTCCATAATTTTTGTAACAATCAGCGTTCGGGTTGTAGCATCGCATCTTCATTTTCCGTAGCGTGCGCCAGCATGGATGCAGGTTGCCCCTTATTGCATATCCGTGTTTGAAGGGCATTCAATTACGTGCTCCTTTCTGCTGCCTGATTCTATCTGAACTCCAAAGAACTTTTCGAACAGCAAAACCCCAAGCATATCCATTTTTACGTGCCCGGTGGTCATGAACCAGTCGTCCATGATGTCCACGAAGTGTGCCGGGTTGAAGACTGCAATCTTCTGGTGTTCACGCATTGGAAGACTGCAATCTTTTGGATTTCCAATAGCTAGATACATCCGACAACTCATCGGGCGCCGTTCGTAAACAGAGCACAGCTTGTTGTGAAGGAACGGACACTCGGCTTTCAACTGCAACCAGTACGTTGACTTCGGCATGTTGATGTCCAAGTGCCCGTTGACTTTGTCATACCATTCGCGGGTTCGATCCTTGATTCGTTGTAGCTGCTCCGGGGTTAACCCTTCCAACATGTTCTCCATCTCCCGCTCGTCTACGAACAGCGGTTCGGAACAGCACTGGCTGCACCCCTTTGAGCAACACGATTTTTCTGAGCGCGGGTTGGCCATTGCCCTGGCAATGCGCTCGTCAATTAACTTATTGAATTCGATACTGGTCATTAGTTTTCTCTTGCTTTGTTTTGCGCTTCAACGTCGTTGGCAACGTCGCGCAGCACACGCGGGATCTCTTTCATGAAGTGCAGTTCCTTTGCGTTGATAGAGAACCCGGTTCCATTGTTACCGCCGCAGACTATAAGCAGCACCATGTCCGCTTCGGTTTCGAGGATCATGCGCTCGCATTGCTCGTCGTACTTGCCTGGTCCTGGGATCATCATTTTATTATCTTTCGCTTACCGTAAGCGTGCTCCTCTTTGCTGATTACTTTCTTCACCTGTTCCTTCAGCTTTTGGATGTTGGCCTTGACCGGCATGGCATCCACTGAACCGTCATACCGCGTCTCGGCAATGAACGTCTCATCACCTACGAAGCGATTGGTTTGAACCAACACGATGTGTCGGCACGTCCTGCTACCGTCTGCCGCCACCCGCCTGCACCAGCCCGCGCAGCTACAACTCATCGTGCCATTAGTGTGCAGCAGAACTTCATAAGTTCTCGCTGGATTTGTTGAGGACTTAAAGAGTATTGCTGCTTTAATTATTCTGCTCATATATCTAGCCAGCTTTCGCCGTGCTTGATTGCTGATACTGTTTGTTGTGAAACGCCAAAGGCATGGCCGATGTCGCGTTGCAGTTGCCCGTTTGCGAGCAATGTCTTGATGTACTTCACGTCGTTTGCTGTGAGTTTTGCGTTGCGTGAGTTTCTGTTTTGTTGCCGGATTGTTGCCCACACACAGTTGCTTGGCGTGTAGTTGCCATCATTGTTTTTGCGTTCGATTGTCAGGCCAGGTTTCCAACCATTCTGCATCGCCCATTCGATGAATGCCTCCGGTTTGTGACGCCACTGTTTGCAGACAGCGATTCCTCTGCCGCCGTAGTATTTGAATGCCGATCTGTTTGGGTTGTAGCACCGTGTCATCATTGAGCTATAGACCGAATAAAGCGGGTGATACCCAGACCTTGGTGCGTAGCCATGGCGGTAGCTCATTTGATTAACTTACGTTTTGGATACTCATTGTTCAGCGCGTGTTGATACACCCTGTCCAATGCTGCCTGGTCCGCTTGCAGCTTGATCACACGCGCCCATTTTCGCCGCAGCTTGCGCAGCTTGGTGATCGCCAAGTTGAACTTCCGTTCCCACCGTTTCGTTGACAGCTCTATTGCTTTGAGCTGTTGCTGGTATGATTGTTTCATTGCTACCTTTCAAATGTCCTTCCATGCTGCGAATCTTTTGATTTGTGAGATAAGTGCCTTTGACACTCCGAACGCTTCTGCAATCGGACGCTGTTCGTGTCCTTCATTTAGTGCGTTGCGTATGGCGTGCACGTCGGCCGCAGTTAGCTTTGTTGTTGTTTTGTTGCGTGCCTGTCTGCCAATTGTGATAAACGTGCAGTTTCCAGGCGTGTAATTACCGTTATTATTTTTGCGTTCAATGCTTAAGCCCGGCGCCCAGCCATGAGTCAGGCCCCAATAAATAAATGCCACGGGATTGTCCAACCAGGCTTTGCATACGATGATACCTCTAGCTCCGTAATGTTTGTACTTTGGATTCTTTTTGTTGTAGCATCTTCCCTTTATGCGACACCAGGTATTATAAAGCGGATGCGTATTGGCCGTGCGTTTATATCCATGCTTGTAATTACCCTTCTCCATGATGACTAATTCTCTCCCCGATCTCCTTTCATGCCTTGGCGCACGCTGGCTAACCACTTCTCAAGCTGACGTGGTGGGGTTGTCATTGACCAGTCGATGGCCGTGAGCATGGCCGACCATACGAATGTTTCTACAGCGTCCTTGTGTTCCTTCGGTATCTTGTCCAGCTCTGGCTGGATATGTTTGAAGAACATCCTGCACATTTCATGCGGCGTCT